GTCCCGACCTTATCCGACGCATGGCGTGCAGTCGCTGCGGCCATCGTAACCCTCGCGGACCGCCTCGACGGAGACTTTTCCTATTCGGTCCGCCCGGAAGACGCAACGGTGTCCTTGGTTGTCGCCCCCGCGACCGAAACCAAGACGGCCTCGACCCAAACAACGGTTAAAACGAAACCCGAGGCGAAAGTCGAAGTCAAGGCGGAGCTAAAGATCGAAACCAAAGTGGAAGCGCAACCTGCCGAATCTGCCCCGGCGCCTGCCGCCGCTATCGTTACGGCCTCCCCCATGACCAACGAACAGTTCCTTCCGCTCCAGGTCCAGTACCTCGGCGACCGCATCACGGACCCAAAGGGCTATGACGAGCGCCGTGACAAGATCGTCGCTGGTAAGGCCGCCGTCTCGGGCGTCCCTAACTCCAAGATAAAAGAACTAACCGATCAGCAGCGCGGCGAATTGGCCGTCCGCCTTGGTATCGTCAAATGAGCCGCAGCGTACTCCCGCCAACCTTGGCGCCCACGCGGCATTGGCCCTTCGGCGGGTCAACGTGCGAGCAATGGCTGCGCTGCCCTGGCTGGTACGCCACCACTCGCAAGGCTGAAACCATCGTCACCAAGGCGATGGAAGACGGCACCGCAAACCACGCCATCTGCCACGAGTACGCTATTGGCTCGCGGAAAGCCGAAGATGTCCCCCTGTGGTTGCTTCCGCTCGCCAACGCCTGGAAATCGGTTGTTGACGTTCGGCTTGGCTGGCGGATCGAAGTCCCTTGCGAACTCCTGAAAGACACCGCCGGGACCACGCTCGACGCCGTTTGGTACGACGAATTGACGGACACTCTGCACGTCGCCGACCTCAAAACCGGTGACATGCCGGTGCAGGCGTTCCAGAACGACCAGCTTTTATTCGGGGCCGTTGCGTACTGCGTGGCAAACGACATTGGTCCATCGGCGTTCCAGTTGACAATTGTTCACTACGACGAAGTGGAAGGCGCAAAAGTGCGGCAATGGGCGCCGACCGTCGGCGAAGTTGATTTGTTTCAGCAAGAATCATTCGATTCTATTCAATCAAACAAAGTCAACATGACCTCGACACTCGACAACACGCTTCCAGGCGACCACTGCGGATTCTGCAAAGGTCGCGACGTTTGCCGTTCGCACCACAAGAAACTGGCCGAAGTCATCGCAGTCGCTACACCCGTGGGCATGAGCCTTCGCGATCTGCCGGACGTAAAAGACGTTGCGGGCGCTCTCACTCCTGCCCAGATGGCCCAAGTGTTAGATGCGAAATCGTATGTCACCAAACTGTTCACAGCGATTGAAAAGCGGGCCTTGGCATGCGGCGGCGTCCCCGGATGGTCAGTCGGCGCAACGAAACCGCACGACCAATGGAAACTCCCCGTCAAGGATACCATCGCCGCCTTGGAAGAACTCGGTATCGATGCGGTAGATGTGATTACGCCCGCCGCCGCCCGCAAGGCCCTGGCAAAAGTTCATGGCAAGGCGGTTGCCTCGGCGGCAGTATCTCGATTGTCTGAAAAGCCTGAAGGCACGCCGAAACTTGTTTCTGATTCTGGTTCTGAAGACTGACACGGTCCAAACGCTTACCACCAAATGCGACGCCTGACGCAAACAAAAGATGGCAGAAAGAATCCCATGGCTACCGGAAACACTCCTTTCTGGATACCCTGTGCAACAGGACTTGTCCAGTTTATCCACCCGCGACTCTTGGTCCCGTGCGAACGCTCGGAATACCAGAACTCCATCGGTAAGTTTTCCACCTGCGTAGTGTGGCCTAAAACCGACACACTGAACGCCACGGAGCCAAATCTCCTGAAGGCCGCGCAGGAGTTCTTGCGCCAACTGGGGATCGTTCATATCAAAAACGAGGATATCAGTCTGAACATCGCCGACGGAGATTCGGACGAATACAAGTCAAAAGGTCGGGCTGGCACTTGGTCCAAAAACTTCCAAACGTCGCTCAGTAAAGTCGAAAGCGTTTCAAAGCCTCCGAAGGTTTTCCAACTTCCTGCCGTTGCAGGAGGCGATCTTATTCTGGACGAAAGCCGCCAGATCATCAAGCACGGAGACTTTGGCTACTGCCAGATTACGGTTGGCGTCAAGTTTATCCCGTTGAAAAAGGATATGATCGACGTATTCAAGGCCAAAGGTAAATACCTGCATGAAGGAAATAAAGAAGTCGTCATGTCAACGTCGTTGAAGTCTTGCATCCGTTCCCACGCGGGCGACGGCAGCAAGTTCCTCGGCGGCGACCATGTTGTTTCCCAAGTCAAGTCGATGTTTGGCGGAATGGCGGCCCCGATTCCACCTGCACCCGAAGAACTCTGAGCGGACTGGTGCGCTCCCCCGTCAAGGGTGTTCCTTGGCGGGGCTTTTTATCTCTCGACAGCATCGCGCCCAATGTTGCAAAGGAAACTCCTGTGGCCAAGAAACCCACGCCCTCCCCGGCCCAAACCGAACCCATTACGCCTTCGGTCCCCTCCGCTGACACTCAGGCCCTCATAACCGCCACAACCGAAAAGATGCAATCGGCCATCATTTCCGCTGGCATCGACCCCGTCACGACCGTTGGCATGCAAGAGGTCAAAGTCATCCGCGCGGTGTTCGACAAGCACATGGCGGATCTGGCCGAAATCATTCCCGCGTGTGCCGCCGTTGATCCCAGCGATGCCGCCACTGCAAAAACGTTGGCCCTCAAAGTCAAGCGGATCCGAACGGCAGCGGAGAAAAACCGCCTCGAACTCAACAAAGATTCCCGCTCGCGCATCGCCGCCGTGGATGGGACCAATAGGGTTCTGCTCCACGTTTTGAGTCCAGTCGAAGCGCACCTCAATAAGATCGTGGACGATGCAGCCGCTGCGGAGCGCAAAGTCGCCGAAGATAGCGCTCGGTTCCGTGAGGCCGAAATCAAACAGTACGCCAGCACCGAAGGCTACGACTTCCTGGCGATGTCGGAAGACATGTACCAGCGTTTGCTGCTGCGAGTACGAGAAGAAAAAGACAGTTCCGACCGTGCCGAACTCGCTCGCAGAATCGAACGGGAAGCCGTCGACAAAGCGTTGAAAGAGGCCGCGCGGATTGCGGACGAAGCCGCTGAGAAAGCCCGTCAGGAACGCCAAGCAGCGGAGGCCGAAGCAGCAAAACTGCGCGAGGAATTGGCCGCGAAGCAACGGGCCGAAGACCAGGCCAAGCGTGCTGCCGAAGAAAAGGCTCGCAAAGATGCGGAAGAAAAAGCCCGCAAGGATCGTTTGGAATCTCTCCGCATTCTGCTGCTACAAGACCGCCTCAACGAAATCCGCGACATGACTTCGCACACTGTCACGGCATCGTCTGGCGAAACTTTGTACCGCATGGGCGCCAGACTGGACGAGTTCGCCGGGATGCAGTGGGACGAAATGGACATGGAAGCCGAAGGCCGCATCGACATGGCGCGGGCATGGTTGGCCGGAGCGAAAGCGAAAGCCGCCGATCTGCACAAGGCTGAAGTTGAGCGCATCGCCGCCGAAGAGAAAGCGTTGGCCTTGTCGAAAGCGAGCGATAGTGTTCTGTTGGCGGCGTTACTTTCGGGACTTGATGATTTTGTGAAGAAGACCGCATCCGTTCGTGGCGATCTGAAACTGAGCGAAAACCAGCACCTTGTCGCTAGTCTGATGAGCGGGATTGAAACGCATCGTGAAATGATTTTTGGCCGTGCGGCTTGCGGCGCTTCGGCTGTCCAGGATTCATGAGGTTTTGGTTTTTGTGCCCAACGCAAACGATCAGACGGAGGGCGCAAGTGACGCCAGCCAAGCACCATAAACGACCAGTCGCCCGCTCGGCCTGAATCGTCTTGTTTGGCGGTAATTTTAACTATTCATCCAAGGAGATATATAATGACCGATAACAATCCTGATTCTATTATTGATAGATTGCATTTTTTGGAAAAAGAAAATGAAATGATGCGAACTAGACTAGAAGCATTTAAGAATGAAATGCTTGATTGGCAAAGAGAATTTCCAGAAATATGCAGTAATTTTTTACGAATTGGCGCGTACAAGGAGGCTTCAGAGTGTGCAATGCGTGCAGAGGCGATAAAATTCGCGATTGGGCGCATTCCACTATTTGATCCGCCCAACGTCTAAGATAACCGGGCCGAAGGCTCCGGTTCATTGACTGGTTGGGCTTAACCTTTCTTCTTTAGGAGTTTTTATGCGATTCACTGACCAACAAGTACAAGAACTAAACAAGGCCGCAATGCCGTTGATGGAGTGGCTAAACACAAACTGCCATCCGCACTGTAAGGCAATCGTTGACAGCGAGCGATGCGAGATAGTAGAAGGGCAGGCGCTGGTTATGCGACGAGATAACGTTATTGCTTGTCCGAGTACCCATTCTTAACGTCCGCATTTGTATTTATGTAGGCATTTAATCCATCACCAGACTCTGCCAGTTTTTTCATTCTCGTAATGTGTGTCATTCCGATTCTTGCTGCACGGTACACGTAGGTTCCGCCGTGCTTAAACTGTATGGCGATCCAATCATCACCGTATTCGTAGGACGAAATGCCGGAGTCTCTGTTTATGTCTTTGTATGGTTTCATGTCTTTATGCCTTTCGTGTATTTGCCCAACGCCACAGATCAGCCGGCGGGCGCGTTGCCCGTCCGTGAAGCATAGAAAACACCCAGTCGCCCGCTCGTGCTGAATCGCGCTTGTTGGGAGGCATTTAATGAGCTACAAAAACCAGGAGATACAAAATGGAACCATCACAAGCACAAAAAGAAAAATGCCCACAATGTGGCGCATCAATACTCTCTCCGTTTAGAAAAAAGATTATTTATAGGACGCATGATAATAAAATAAAAACAGATGATATGGTTTTTTGTTCCCTACAGTGCGCGAGCAATCACCAGATGGCGCTTGAGTGGTAACTATTTTTGCCCGCCCAACGTCTAAGATGACCGGGCCGAAGGCTCCGGTCCATTGCCGTGTTAGGCATCTTTTTCTTAACCCCGTATCTAAGGAGATACATTGTGATTACATTACCAGTGAGTACATACCCAGTGATCATATGCGTGAGAATAGGACTGTGCTTACTCATGGTTTATTTTTTAGTAATTCTTGTGATGTTACTAAAAATATTACGCGAACTTTACCAAGAGAAGCGTGAGTATCAAAAGACCCGTTGTCAGCACAAAGAGGCCCATGGTCAGCCAAACGATTGCCCAAGTAAGAAAAATCAGTTTGTTTGTTTGTCGCTCCATCTTTTCCGCAGACTTCGCCCGTTCTTCAGCAATGCGGGCGATAAGTTTCGCAAAAACCGGAATTTGTAAAGGCACTCTCGCCACTGGAGGTGCGCATCCATTCTCAGAAATCTGTTTCAATTCGGTAAGCAAGTTAGATATTTCATCGTCCATTTTTTGTCTTTCTGCCTAACGCCCGGATAACCGGGCCGAAGGCACCGGTTCATTGACTTGTTGGGCGATAATTTTCAACACTATTTCGAGAAAGTGAATACAATGATAAGAACCAATCAATGCGACTGCATTAAAAAAAACGGTGAACGATGCAAAAGGAAATCGTCTTGGGAAATTCCCTGCGCGGTCTCTGGTGGCTGTAATGGAATGAAACATGTGATGGGCCGTCCTGTTTTTATGTGCAATCAGCACGCATCACAGCACCATGAAAACACCAAAAACAAAAAGCGTACTGCGGTAATTGAGGGAGGGTTTCTTGGTCCATGGGGTCCGCACGATTATGGGAATATGGTTTTGAACGTCCCTGAAGTCAAAGACTGGAACGAAACCCAAAAAATACCAATTTACTGGTATTTCAATCCGCCCAACAGTCTTGTTATGCAGCCAGCCATGCTAACTGGGTTAGACGGACAGCCGTCTAACCAGGAACTCCCTGCGGGCCATGTGTAGCCGTCGATCCGTCTATCCCAGACTTTGACCCACCTCCGAAAGAAAAATCACACAGTGCCCCGATACGTTAGTTTCGATGTCGAAAGCCGATCCGAACTCGACCTGAAAGAGTGCGGAGCCTGGACGTACTCCAAGCACTCCTCCACTCGCGGCATCTGCGCCGCCTTGGTCGATGGGCCACAAGTTCTGACGTGGACCATCTTGGAACCGATGTTCCCCGAGTTCCGAGCAGTCTTAGCGGATCCTGATGTTATTTTTCGTGGGATGAACGTGATGGCTTTCGATCGCCTCATGTGGAAGCATTGTTTCACCGTTCACCATGGATGGCCTGCGTGTCCGCCCGTTGAACGGTGGGACGATACGATGCACCGCTGCTACACAGCAAACATTCCCGGCAGTCTCGAAGCCGCCGGGCGTGTCCTTCGTGTCAAAATCCAAAAGGACATGGAGGGACACGATCTGATGCTGAAAATGTGCAAGCCCGCACGGATCACAAAGAACCTCAAAGATCCCTGGCGGCACCACACGCCCGAGAACGTTGCCAGATTGCTAGAGTATTGCGTTACAGACACGAAGTCAGAAAACGAAATCTCGTGTCTTCTCCCGCCTGCAACTCCGGTCGAAACCGAAATCATTCGTACCGATGCCTCAGTGAACGACCGTGGGCTGATGATCGACCGCCCGTTCGTTCAGAAACTCATCGACGTGCGCGAAGTGAACATGGCGCACCTTCGCAAAGAGTTGCGGGATCTGACGGATGGCCAAGTCTCAGGCGGCACCGATCTGCGCGGGATGGCCACGTGGTTGTCGTCCAGGGGCATCGTAGCCGTCTATGAAAAAGGCGGCATGGACAAGAAAGCCATGGCCGAAAAGATCATCCCGCAGATCGTGGAAAAGGGAGACGAGGAAGCCGGACGAGTCGTAGAACTTCGCCAAATGTTGGGAAAAACCTCGCTGTCAAAACTCGACCGCATCCTTCTGTTTGCAGACCCCGAAACAGATCGAGTCCATTGGGTCTATCAGTATGGCGGTGCTCACACCACGATGCGTTGGGCGGGGCGAGGCGTACAGACTCAAAACTTACCACGCGGAGTGCTGAAAGAAAAAGACGTTATCCTTGTCCGCCAACTGATTGCGGAAGGAAAAGACCCGCAATCGACCTACGACAACCTGGCGCTCTACTACGGCGCCAAATCAATCTTTGACATTTTATCCGGCATGATCCGTTGCTGTTTCATCGCCAAACCTGGCCATACGTTTGTCATCGCTGACCTCTCCAGTATCGAACCGCTGACAACCGCCTGGATGTCAGGGTGCGACAAACTACTGACGGTGTTGATCGAGAAGTTCCCTGGTTTCTACCGGCACCAAGCGGCTATGATCCTTGGGCGCCCCGCCGAAACCATCACCGCCGAAGAACGCGGCGACCTCGGCAAGAAGTTCGGTATCGGCTGGACCTATGGTACCGGGCCGAAGAAATTGCACGGGGTAACAAAGTTACCTCTTGAAATCTGCGAGATGCTCATTCCAAAAGTGCGGGCCGAATACCACGAAGTCGTCGAATACTGGCGCCTGATAGACCGCCAAATGTTGGCGGCCATGCGGTCCCCTGGGCGGGACTTCGTCGCCGGCCCCTGCGCCTTCCGCTTTGAAGCCCCCGCCCTTCGCCTCCGTTTGCCATCGGGCCGTTGGCTGACTTACAACCACGCTTTCGTCGCCCCCAATCGTTTCGATAATCCGTCGGTTCATTACTGGTTCGAGGATGGCGAGTCGCATCAGTGGGTTTCCGATAGCGTCTGGGGCGGATCCGTCCTTGAAAACCTGGTCCAAGCGGCTGACCGCGATGTCCAGGCGAACAACATGTGCGCGGCGGAGAAAATGGGCCTAAACCCCGTTCTCCACTCGCACGATGAGATCGGCTGCGAGGTTCCGCTTGCCGATGCGGAGGCTTGCCTGAAGAAATTGCAGGCCATCATGGCAACCCCCGTGCCCAGTATGCCGGGATTGCCAGTACGTTCAGAAGGTTTCATTTCTCCCTTTTACCGGAAGTAACATGCCGATTACCCCGCAATCCCATCGTCAAAAGGCCCGTTTGGCGCGTGATGCAGCCGAAGGCCGCGCCGCACTCGAAGGCGCCCGGCAGTCATTGGACGCCATAAAGCCGCCGGTCTTTGTCCCACGTGGCAGCACGGATCCGCTGTGGCTGGCGCAACTGAAGCATCAGATTCGTACTCGTGGTGTCGTCACCCCATGACCGCCTACTACAACGAAATCGACCCATTCGCAGCGCAATGGTTGCGAGAACTCATCAAAGCCGGACACATTGCGGACGGCATCGTTGACGAACGGAGTATTGAAGATGTCTTGCCCTCAGACCTCAGCGGATTCACTCAATGCCATTTCTTCGCCGGTATCGGAGTCTGGTCCTACGCCTTGCGAAAAGCCGGATGGTCTGACGACCGCCCCGTCTGGACCGGATCCTGCCCATGCCAACCTTTCAGCACGGCAGGCAAAGGCGCTGGGTTTGATGACGAGCGGCATCTTTGGCCGGCGTTCCACTGGCTCATATCACAGTGCCACCCTGACTGTGTATTTGGGGAGCAAGTTGCGGGCAAGGACGGAATCGATTGGCTCGACCTTGTATGCAATGACTTGGAAGGATCGTTATACACCGTTGGGGCGACTGTTACCGCAGCTTGTGGTTTCGGTGCGCCGCACCAACGAAAGCGACTGTACTGGGTGGCCGACTCCGATGGCCGGAACTCCTGCGCAGAAGGGATACAACGCGGCTGGAAACACAGACTCCAGCCGAAAAACAGTATTTCTGTCATCCTGGCCGACTCCGACAGTCGGGAACGCGGACGGCAGTCAGATGGCGAAAGGCGCGAGTGCAACAGGCCGCCGGGCGGACGGATCGAAGGCAACAGTCAGCCTTCCGCAAGTAGCAAGTTTTGCTGGATGGCCGACACCGAATGCGGCCAATGCGGATCGCGGGGGATACAAGGATCTGACTGCGATGGAAAAACGGTTCTTCCAGAATCGCCAGAAAAACTTGCAGGAGACGGTCTGTTTTGCGGGATGGCCGACTCCACGATCCTCGGACGGGGAGAAGGGTTCGCGCACGATGGAGGGTTGTGCGGCGGAGATAGCGCGGAAGGGCGGGCTGGACGATCTGCCGTCAATGTCGAAGTGGACACTATCGGACGGTCCGGCCCGACTAACGGTTTCTGGAGAGATGCTGACTGGCTCGGATGCCGGGATGGAAAGTGGCGGCCAGTTGAACCCGGCACATTCCCGTTGGCTAATGGCGCTCCCTCCCGCGTGGGACGTTTGCGCGGGTATGGTAACGCTATCGTCGCCACGCAAGCGGAAGAGTTCATAAAAGCCTTCATGTCCGTTTGACAACTAAAATCCGAAAGAATGTAACCATGCTCTTCCTCACTCCCGCGAGCGGTCAGTTCACAGGCAAACACATTTCGCCGACTGGCCCGCTTCCTCGCGCTTCTGTCTTCTGGTGGCACTTCTCCCGCCAGCCCAACGCAACCAACCTTCCCGACTTGCTCAAGAATCTGACGGATCATTCGGACGCCATCTACGTCCATGGCGACATCCCTGCGGACGTTGACCCAGGCAAACGAATCACGCGCCGCCTGAAGAACTCACCGTTGAACAAAGCAGATACTCCTGAAGAGTGCGGCGCCATCGTTGACACCAATCTGACAGCGTTCTGTCTCGACTTCGATGGATCGCCCGTTGACGTGATCTTGCCGCCCTTTCTCCAGGAAGTCTCCTGCGTCCGCCAGTGGACCAGCCGCGACGATCCCGCCCAAGACGTTCGCTTCTTTCGCCTTTGGTTCCTGCTGACCCCCCACGACCGCCAGAACATTCGCCGCGATCTGCTCCACGCCTACGATTGGTCACAGATTCCCGGTCTCGATGTTTCTCCCTGGGCAGCGGCTTGTCACCCCGTGTTCCTCGCGGATCCGATCTTCGTCGATGGCGCCGTTGATCCACACGCCGGCCAATCGCGTTGGGAGATTCTGGATGGAATCGTTGCGGACACGGTCGATGTCAACTTAATCCCCGAATGGGTGCCGCCGGTTAAATCTACGTCAACCGCCAAGGGATCAGCGGGCGAGATAAGGGCCGCTGTCATCGACGTTCTGGCCCAACGCGCCAAAGGATCCCGCCATCACCATGCGGTTGCGTGCGTTTGCGATCTAGTCAGCGTTGGTGCCGACGACGACACCATCGTTGAAACCATCACCGAACTGTTCATCGAGCAAGGCCGCGAACCTGGTTCCCGCGAAATCGAGCGGATGATCCAGTCCGCACGGAGCAAAGAAGACCAAGGGACTCTGCACGGACCCGTGACGACATCGGCCCTGCTCGCTCCGATCCTCCAGGCTCAGATTGCTGCTCAGGGCCAAATGCCTCCAGTCGCGTTGGCGCCCGCCCAAGCGGACCAGCAAGACCAAACGCCGGCCAATGCCGCCACAGGCCAAGTCAGCGCCGTGATCCTCGGTGAAAACGACACGCAAGACGCAGTCACATACCTTGCCCTGTACTACCCCGAGGGCGGTCTGATCCGCATGCACAAGATGTTTTACGAATGGCGCAGCGGAAAATACTACATCATTTCAGACGAAGAGATGGAAAGTCGAATCACATTCCGCTGTGGCCACCTGCCCCAACGGAAAATCAAAGGCATCCTGTCAGCGGTCAAGAGTTACACCCAAGTCTATTGCTTGCCGAAAGTGATGCCACCCCAGTTTGAACTCACCGAAGGCCCTGGCCGGCGCAAAGAATACCTACGGCCTGCGCCAAATCTGATCGCGTTCAAGAATGGCGTCCTCAACGTCACCGAATGGTTGTCGAACAGTAAGACGGTTGCTCTCGCCAAAAACACGCCGAATCTGTTCTGCCAAAGTGTGCTCCCCTACGACTACGACCCGTCCGCCACTGCGCCCTCGCTCCGTAAGTTTTTCTCGGAAGCCTTGCCAGACGCGGACCAGCAGCGGCTCGCCCACAAGATGATGGGCGCAAGTCTCCTGGCTGAGAATCGGTTTCAAGTGATCTTTGTTCTCTGCGGCGCCCCCGGCTCCGGTAAATCGACCTTCGCCAAAGTCATGAGCGGAATCGTTGGCGAAGATTCCCTGGCCAGCGCAACGATGCAATCGGTTCAGGGCGAGTTCGGAACCTTCCCGCTCTTGTCCGCTCGGATCATTCTGATGCCAGAAGCGAACTCGTCCGAAGGACACGGCAAGGCGATCACGGACAAGATCAAAGCGTGGTCAGGCGGCGACCAAATCCCCGTGCGTAAAATCTACGGCGACGGATTCACCGCGCAGATGCCAGGACGAATCCTGTTGGTTGCGAACGAATTGCCCACCTTCCCCGATCCAAGCGGAGCCATTCTGCGCCGTTTGACTGCGTTACACTTCAAGGTTTCATTCGTTGGCTCTGAAGACCGCGACTTACCAGCCCGCATCGAATCCGAAATGCCGGGTGTTATGAACGAGGCACTTCGCGGCCTTCGGATTCTGTTACAGGAAGACCAAGGGTTCGGCACGAAAACCATGGCAGAATCCGTGCTTTTGGAAGAGTACCGTGATGAAGTTATGCCCGTGTTAGCGTTTATCAAAGAGTGCTGCGCCCCCTCCGTCGGCGGGCGTTTATCCGCACGCGACTTGTTTCAGTCGTACCGCAGGTGGGCAGAAGACACCGGGCGCAAATACTCTTGCCAACAAACGACGTTCTCGCGCCGCATTGATCCCGCGCTACGGTCGCTCGGCATCGCAACGGAAAAGACTCGCGTCGGCGCGGGGACCGCATGGGTAGGAATATCCTGGAGTGAACATGGCGCTCGCTTCGCGCCCGCTGGATCCATCTGACCACTTGACAGGTTGGCGGCGCTTGTTACTATGTTCGCAGACACGAACGGAACGCACTTTAGAAAAGGGAAAACATGGACGACAAAGCCAAAGCGTTTTTTGATGATCTCCGGCGAGTGATGGTCGCGCATAACGCATGGTTCGATTCACACGATGAATACGACGGTCGCGAAGAATACTGCGGCACCCGGTGGCAAATATGCCTCAAAGGTAGCGCCACGGACCTTGCGGAAGTTGACCGCATCATTGGTCGCAACGACAGCACGCCGCCAAACGAACAGGTCGAAAAAGTCAATGCCACTGCGCACGCCATGACAACGCTGAAAGAGTCCATGCGCAAAGATCCCGACTACGCCTGGACGTGGCACTGCAATCTCGCGTGCTGCGCATTCGATGAAGGCGTGAACATCGTTACGGCCAACGACATCGCCGCCCGATTCATGAGTCTGGCGTTCAGCCTGCTACGAGTTCAGTACGATCCCAAAATGAAAAAGGAAAATCCTCAGTGACTTGCAAGAAAATGATGATCGGAGGAACACGAACGATCCTCTGTTCTCCCACTGTTTCCGCCCGCACAAAAGAAACCGTCCATTGCCGCGACTGTAAAAAACTGGCGAAGCACGTTGTCGAAGTTCTCGCTCGGTACGGCCTGGCGCGTTGCTGCCTCAAGTGCGGGCGAGTGCAGACGAACGAGGGCGATGGGTGGCGTTACGAATCTTTGCCTGGCGGATATGACGCGAAGAAACAACGGGAGCACAACATCAAAACTTGGTCTGAGAAACCGCTTTTTGGAGAGGGGCTGAAATGAGTTTTATTATCACTGAATCTGACTGCTATAAAAAGCGCAAAGTGCGGTTACGCAACGGCACATACGCCCGCCTCTCGTCGTGGCATCCTGCGCCCTGGTCTGTGCTGGCGACATGGGAGGGCAACTTCCATGGCCACAGTTACCATAGCGACGGCAAAATACAAAGTGATCACATTACTCCGTTCGACATCGTTGGATTCGTCGATGAAGCATCTCCGCAGGCCCCGCAAGTTCTGCCAGAAACACCCGCACTCGAAGCCGGCGTAACCGTCGTGCCCATCTATAAAACTGCGGACGGGAATACGTTCGAGTCCGCAGAGGCCGCCAACGAATACGCTCGGCGTAAATCGGCCCACCAGGACCTTGTGTCCGCGATGGAGCGCGGAAAGATTCTCGGCCTCGGATACTTCTGTGGGCTCCCGTTCCACGTCGATTTCTCCCGCTACGCCACCGACCGCGAAATCGTTGACGCAAAACTGCGCATCGAAAAAATCATGAAGAACCGCAACGAAGAGATCCTGACGGCAGTAGATCAACTCCTCGGCGAAGGCGGAACCTATAAACTGATAAGGAGCGACACATGAGTTTTATTATCACCAAAGACGACGTAGGCCGCATGGTCCGCTTGCGCAACGGCGCGTCCGGTACGATTACCAGTTGGGACACAGGCGAAGCCGACTATCCCGCAACGATAGAGTCCGCGTCTGCTGGCGGGACGCTCCGGTACGCGGCATCGGGCAGGCTTTACCTGAGTTTTACCCATCCGTTCGACGCCGTTGGGTTCATCGATGAAGAAGAAGAAGAAGAAGCCGATGAAAAAACGCAAACTCAAAGTCCCTTCATGTCCGTACTCAACCAACGGTGCCGAGACTTTGCCTCCGCGAACGGCTTAGACATCGTCTGGGACAGGCCCCAGGGGCTCAAGTCTTGCGGCGTTTGCGCGTTGCTTGGGCATGGTTTGTGCGCATTGGCTCCGTGCGGCGGCATTGGGCACTTCGTGAAGGCGTTGGAAAAACCGCAACCGTCCGTAGCCGCCTCGCCACAAACTGAATCCGATCCAACCGGACGCGCACCAGGGAGCCCAGGGGCAAAACTCGATGCCGGCAAGGCTCCTGTCCTGCGCGGAGTGATTCAGTATTTCCCGCGTGCAATCCTCGCCGTCGCTGAAGTCTCGGCCCATGGCGCGTCCAAGTACACCTGGAACGGATGGGAAACGGTGCCGGACGGACCAGCCAGATATGGTGACGCGCTGGTCCGCCATTTGTGCAAGGAGGCGATCGAGTGAACATGTCCGCTTGGATTTAGCCATCGAAGGCATGAGACGTCTCGACCCGCACGATGCGTTTGACGATAACGAGAGTTGCAACACCTGCGGCTCTGGGCCAGAATACCGCGCAGCAGAACGCATGCGCGACATGTGCATTCGGCACACAAAAGCGTGCAAGATTACCGCCGAGCCCGCTGTCGTCGCAAAAGAGGCAAACGAGTCCCACCTCGACGCAATCGACGCGATCATGTCCGCCGTTGCCGATTGCTCCGAAGATTTCACAGTATCCATCTGCTACGATTCCATGGCGGCCCAGTGGTACGTCACAGTCGCGGAGCATGACGGTATCGAGGCGAAGACGAAAAATCTTCGGAAATTGACCGTGCCGGGCGAAGACCTAGAAGACGTATCGGCTTCGTTCGTGAAAGCCTTGCACGCACTGAATCCTCCGAGAAAGACCTGCGAATGAACGCGCCCCGCCGCCCTACTTCCCTTGAAAGGAAAACCAAATGGCTAAGTTACGCCTCCCTCCGAAACCCCTCGACTCCTACCCTTGCGTCTGGATCGTGGTAACGGTCCCGCCAAGGCGCAGCGGAATAAAACCGGAAGTACTGTCTTACGGCTTTCCAGGGCAACCCTTCCCTGATGAATTACTCTCCCGTGGTGCGGGAATGGCTTTTTCATCGAAAGCCCAGGCCCAGGCTCACCTGCGCCAAAGTCTTGGGCGTTGCGCAGGAACTCCGTTTTCAAAATGGGGATTCCGTATCATCCCTATTTTCTTGGCGTACAAAGGGGTCAAAGTTCCAAAACGCGCCGACTCTTGACTGTTTGCGAATACGATCATACTGTCATCCGTCGGAGAAAATGAAAATGCTTGTAACCACCGAAGACGTAGCGAAAGCGACCGGAATCACGCGGGCCTCTGTGGTCCTTCGTCTCCGTGCGTCAGGCGGAAAAGTCGAGTGCGCTAAGATCGGCGGTAAATATCTGCTCTCGTCTGAAACCTTTCCGCCGGTTCTCCGCACCGTCATCGAAGGCCATGCAATGGCCCGCAAGAAAATGGAAGACGCAGCACGGAACGTCAAATTGATGAAGCGGCGCATGTATCATTGGTTGTATCGGCACCCAGGCAAAACCGCAGACGATTGGCGCAAGATTACGCACGCTCAAAACGGAAAGATTCGCGGCAGTGAGCAAGTCGCCGAACTCGTGAAACTCGCCCGCATTGGGCGCAAAGCAAAAGCCTCCAGGGCCGCCGCACGGAAAGAGGCGCAGAATGAAGCCGTCCAAAACCGATCCTACGCCGTTGTCATTGCAAACGCTACTGAACGGAGTAACCAAGGCTCAGATTGCAGCAGCGGGAATGTACGGCCATCTGCACCCGGGTGTGCTGGTGGTCAAGAAGGGGCATAAGCGTCCGCTCGCCCACGTCGTTTTAGAATGGTTCACCGAGTACCCAATCCCACGTCTTGCAGTCGCACCGCTCAGTCGAACCGGACATCTCATCGGACCAACCGTAGCCGTCCCCGCGACGGCAGCCACCAGGATACACTACCAGGATCTCTATGCCTACTGCGCCGAGCAATACCAAAAAAGCCACAGTCACCGTCGTCGAAAGCGCCGAGGACGTGCGCAGGACGATGATTTTCTGCCAGGCGGTATCGGGCTTATCGTACCGTGCGCTACAAAAGAACTCCGGCGTGAGTTTAGCGACCTTATCTCAGATATTAGGGGGCTCCCACGTCGTTGGACGTACCGTGCTTCGACAGATTACAGTCGTGCTCCGATTGTGCCACTCGCTAGGGATCGAGGTCCAACTGCACTCGAAGTGTTCCCCAATGCCGAAGTTATCCACGTCCGCCCCGAAGACAACGAATACCCTGACATCGTTGGGGATCCAAGTCGGTGCGGATGGTAAGATTTCTATTGTCCGTGCAAAACCCGCACGGGGGAAAGTGAAAGACAAAGGCAATTTTGCAGTCTGCCTCGCATGCGGCACGATGCTGGAATCCCTCGTATCCGATAAACGGGTGGCATGTGGATGCGAAAACCGTACGTCCGTCCAAGGCGGAAAGTATTATCAACTCGTCGGTGGTTTTGACATGTCTAAAGTGTTTGCCACAAAGTCTCGGAAAGCCGCGCTCGCAGCTTTGGCGAAAGCGAATAAAAATGAAACTCTGTAGAAAGTGTGAATACGGCGACAGGGCTCCGAGTACGCGCCAGGCTTGCTGGGCACTCACGGTAAAGGCGTTTTTTCCAGAAGTTATCGACAAAGACGCTAGACGTTTGCCCCTCGCCCAGTGCGAGAGTTTTAAGCCTCGGTCCACTCCCACGAAGCGCAAATGACTTCAACGCCCCCCTCGTTCGCAATCGGCATGGACATCGGCATGTCGGGTTCCATCAGTTTCCTTCCGCGAAACGGGACGCCTATTTTCGTTGATATGCCTTACGACGGTAAGCATCTGGTTCTGAGAAAAGCGATAGACGCCATCCTATGCTACTGGCCGACAATCGACATCGAATGTGTTCCACCGATTGCGTTTGAATCATTATGCTCTTTCAAACAAGGCCGTCAGTCTGCCTTCAACTTTGGTGGATCTTACCATTGCGCATGGAACGTCGCCAACCTGCTCGGCCTGCCTGCGTGTGAAGTCCGCCCGGGAGAATGGAAAGACGTTATCCTGCCAGGGCTGCCGCACGATGGCGACGAGGGAAAAGCGGCAGCGATCGCCTACGTTTCTCACCGCTGGCCCCACGCGGAACTTATCCGCCCTGGGTGCCGAGTGGAAGATCACAACCGAGCGGATGCGGCATGCCTCGCTGAATACGCACTGAGAACCTGGGGCCAGCCTCACAAACCTGTGAAACCAAAAGCGAAAGGGAGAAAAAAGAAATGACTGACGCCGTTGTCCCCGACCAAACGATCTGCCTCGTTGACGGAAAAGTCAACGTAGGCGAACCCTGCACTCTCTTGGACCTGAAGCGGATGATGGACTCGTATCCTCGCACCGCTCACCGAGAAATGCAGGCTGGCATCGACGAACTCCTGGACGGTCTCGGTATCGAGGATCCGAAGTGGAAGCCGCCTGCAATGGGTGCGTTCGTCTTCACGTTCTTGTGCGAAAAGGCCCCGGCGGAACAAAACGAAGCACTTGTCCAAACGATTCTACGGACGCTCTGCTCTGGCGTTCCCGATCTGCTCCTGAGTGCAATGTTCGTGTCCATCGCCAAAGGGACGCTCTGGGCGGACAATTCGTTCTACGATGAAACACAGTCTTCAGATGGTGAAATGGTCCTCCGATTCCCGAAAGATCCGCGCTTCTCCAAAGAAGGCGCATGGATCGGCGGGCCTCCGCGTGAAACAAAAGCAAGTCCTGAAATGAACTAACCCGTCTCCGTGGGTCTGCGTGTGCGGACCCATTGCAGAAAACCCCGTTTCCTAGAAAGGGAACACCATGGCCTCCAGTAAAACCAAGTCCGCCCCAGTCAAAGCCGCCGCCAAGTGCGGCATGAAGCCAGTCGGCAAACCTGTCGCCAAAGTGAGCGGCAAGGCTCCAGTCACCCAGGCGAAGAAGGCGGCCCCGAAGAAATGATTACGCGCCGGCAGTGCGGGCAACCGGCAGAACAACCGCACACCAAAGCGAAAAGGATTCACCATGACTTGCGCAAAAAGAAAAGTCTCAGCCGTTCTCGTCGTTGACGATAGGCACTTTGTTGGCGAAAACCGGTGTGCCGCTCCCCAACGAGTGTGCCCTCGGAAACCCGGCGAAGGCTACGACGCATGTAAATCCATCTGCGGCCAATCGGATCATGCCGAAGTCGCAGCGATCAAGGCCGCACTCGCCGCCAAGGTCGATCTCAAACGGACGCGAAAGTGCCCACCGAGAATGTTTCTCTTCGGGCACACTGCGGCCTGCGAGAACTGCGCGGGCTGGTTGGTGAAGTACGGAATCGTTTTGATCGTGCAACACGCCGGGATGTCCGACTACTACCGCCAAGTCCCCGACGCGGAAACCCTCGAAATCATGCGTAAAGCGCAAGAGGTGAACAGCACAGCCATGCTTTTCCAGGCGATCTGGATGCTCTATCTCATCGTGCAAGTGCTTGCGCTGATGATTACGCCCGCGATCTGCGCGAAGATCATCGCGTGCGCTCGTGGCCGTAATGAAGTCGTTTGGTTCTGGGTGACGCTTGCGTGCCCACTGGCGATCCTGGTTCTGTTGGCCCTGGGCAAAGCGGAACCGAAAGTCGCCGGTTGGGGCAAATACGAAAACCGTCAGGTGCGCAAGGCGCCATCGGCTGCGTCTGATCCCAACTGACCTGACGCAGGCCATTACGCCCCGCCCGGTGGTCGATAAGTTCCTCGAATATCGGAATGGGAAATTGGCTACAGGCTGACATGAAACTCCAGCATGATACAATAATATGTGTCAACGATTTGAAGATACCAGTCGCCTGTAAATGCCGCAGGTATATTGACTTGGCTATTTACTGGCCGTGGAAGTTCAAACGCTCCAGGTGATGGAAGCCTACCTGATGGCGTCGATCCTGCGGTGTCTGGACGGGACGCCATAACTTTCGCTTCATTTCCTGGAAAGCCAGCGTCGTCATACTTGTCATACCAAAAGGTGTGTGAATATCCGAAGCGTGTCGCAGCGGACGGATCATCGACCATCGGCGCAAATCGTGAGTTGCCGCTAGGCCCTTCTCCGATGTGGTTATCGACATTCGCAGAGGGTCCGCTGCGATAACGTCTGGATAAGTACGCTATCCACCCTTGCGGAAGATCACACGTTATTGTCCGCCCTGTAACCGTCGGCGTCACAAGTGTTGGATTCGGCGATTGTCCGCCAAGGGTCCATGTCACGGTAACGTATTCTCCTCCGCCAGTCGGAGAATCCGCCGGTAACTTGTTGACCACATATCTTGCAGAAGAATTGCTACTTGTTGTAGAAAACGGCCAATGATATACCGACGCAACGATTGCGTAATCGATGTAGTGCAATGTTCCGCTGTTTGGATTTAGTAATTTTTCTGGAGACCTGTAAGTCGGAAAACTGACCGACCCGATTTCATCGTGAAATGTCAAAACGTCAATTTTATACTCGCCATCAGTTCTTGTGTACAGCGCGGCGCCATGGGCGTTAATACTTACTGCGCTTTGGTACTGTTGCGATGTGCATGACGTAAAGTCTTCCCCTCCAGGTATGAAAGTAGCCTCAGTACCAGTCGGAACTATTACCGCCCGAGTAGGCCCAACTACTGGAACAAGAGTATCATTTACGACCATCGTTACAAACGGTATGTATTGGTCCTGTCCAGTGGTTAGCGACGGATAACCCGACCAATGGATTCTTAAGCATCTTTCCGCGATATTGATTCCGTGTGTATCTGCCGTATGGGAGAATGCCACCGAATACGGTATTTGAGCCTCAAGAACTGACGCACTAGTTTGCCGAAATATATGATTCGCTGCTGGGTCTGTATTCAGTAGGCATTGGTGTCTTGCACCGGCTTCATAGGAGTTACCGCTGGACACAAAAACACCCTTTCGGCAATTAACCATCTCCGCAAGTCTGTGCTGAAGTCCCCAAGACGTTCCCGTCAACAAAAAATCGCCTGAAAGTTTTCTGCCATCAACGCCACGAATGTACGACTTATGAAAATGCGCGTCGGATTGGATGAGACTTACGGGTCCGCACGGGGCAGTTCCAACAGAGTCCGCCGTGACCCCAGAGGGCCATATCACTCCAGACTGGTACAGCGCCAATCCAATTCCCAGTTCAGAATAGTAATATATGGCGTTTCCGTCGCAAAATTGTTCGCCGAACGCAACGATGTCTTGCCCAAATGAGATGCCGCTAACTAGGACTCGCCAATCGGTTCGCCGAGACCTTCGGTAACGCAGCAAATACTCATCAATACCATTGTAGCCTCGTGTGTAGTCAGTTTCAGGGTGCGGGTCTGGTTGCGCCCGTGCGGTCTGCAACAGCGTAACTACGTCTAACATGTCTTTTACTGACCATTCGTCATATATCGGAACTACCCACGGAAAGGTAATGTCATCCTGAGTTGCACCTGTAGCGATAAGGTATCTTTGTCGCTGAACGGTCCTGGCGCATTCGACCGTATAGGTTGTCCCATTCGCCGGGAATGCTCCGGTCAGATCGTACCGTATCCCGCCGATGAAAACCCCACCGCCGCCCTGTATCCTTCCAGAGTTGTAGCCGTCGGAGGATAACCACTGCTCAGATACAGCATACTTATTCTCACCCTCTGGTATAAAACCGTATGGTCCATCTGGGAACGTAAAATGCGTATAGGTTTTAATGTCTTTGTTTTGTACTTCTTTGTGAACTGCTTTTTCATACGGGCGCACGGTCGGATAATGCCCGTTGTAATTTCGGACTTGCGCCGGGACTAGAGTAGTCGTGAATCCAAACGAATATCCGAGCATATTGTCGCTAGGTATCCGCCCTGTGGATAGTCTATCGTCGTCTTTACCGATGAAATACTGCACTTTTGAGAAAGTACGCACAGGATCGCCGGTGGCACCTTTTTGGTACGTTATGTTGTACAACCCTTCTAGTGCTTGAACGTAGTATTGCCTTGCCGTTTTTACCGCCTCTATTTCAGCGATTTTATCCTGGCGGATCTTGTCAGGATGGCGCAAGTCCACGAAATGACCATCGTGTGACATCAAGTATCCGCTTCGACGGATTTTTGCATCCATGTAGTGGAACATTATGAGAATCCTAAGAACGCCGCGCCTTGACCACTTGCGCCGTATGTGCCATGACTGTGTAGTATCGCCGCCGAGGCTGGTCCAAGGATTCGATATACACTTCGAGAAACCCCGTTTGCATCCGTGAGGGAAATTGCTGACGTATCTACAATGACATAGTCACCGTCGCCGAACCCCTGCGCGCCAACGTTGTTCAGCAAGAACACAGTGGTGTATTTGTCCCCGAGTTTGGTGGCAGTCAATGTACCTGCGGGCACTGTCGTAGGTGTTCCGCTCGGGTCGGTAAATGACGTAGCGTCCCATGTGACAACGATTGCGCTCGCCGTGTCCGCTACCGCTGCGGAAAGGGTCAATTCGGCACCTGCGGTAATCGCCGCATACGACGAAATCGTGGCGGGCGTCCCGTCAACGGTCACCGTGAACACAGGTGGCCCCGGAGGTGCGGGCGTGGCTGGCGTCATCACGATTGTTTTTGATGAGCCGGTTAAATTGATCTTCGTCCGAGCGGCGTTGAGCTGCGCCCGGTTCATGACAGGTGCGCCTGCCGCGTATCTTGGTGCAGCGGTTCCGTTGTCCCACGATGCGGTTCCGAGCGAATACGGACGCACGAGTTGACCGATACCAACTCCGTCAGGGAATCCAACGATTCTTGTCACCCCGTATTCCCACGTCGAAGGAAGGTCCAACGCGGTCCAGTCGGGAATAGTTGGCAGTTCTTGAAGTTCGCTGTCGTCGTTCCAGAACGGCGTCGCACGGATGAATGGTCGGCCAAATGGGTGGTCCGTACCAGAGATTGGGTTGCCTCCGATCACGCGAACCATGACCAATCCGGTTCCACCCCCTCCGCCGCCAGAGATCGGAGTCGCAGGAACCACGGGCGCCGCTGATGCCTGCGCAGTCTGGAGGTCTCTGACCGATGACTGCAATTTGCCAACGGCCTGCGCCATGGTTCCGCCCAGGGACGGCGACACCGGGCCGCCCAGCGATGGCGACATGGTGCCGTTATTGTAAAACACCGGATGCGTTGGGGCGGCGGTCATTACCACCATGCGGCCTGTGGCGAAGTTGCGGGAAACGCTTTCAACGAGTGCGTTGATCGTTTTGTTTCGTCCGGTTGCGGAGTCGGGGTCTTTGAGAACGAGTTGGCTGAGCCACTGGCCTGGCGCAAGCGGAATGTCCTCGCCGCCGACCGATACTTTTTCATCTGGGCGTGGCGTTTGGATCGTGTACGCAGACTGCTCACGGAAGTACCGCCGGGCGAGACGCTTCGCGTATGCGTGTGCAGAATCGTAATCGTTGCGAGTGAACGTGTGCGTATTCGAGGGGGTCGTGGTGAACGGAGCGATGTCGAGCGGTAACCCCTCTCCTTGGTCGTATCTAACCGCCAAGACCGTCCCTGGAGCAACGTACCACGTTTGGAGCCGATCTTCTTCGACCGTCAACTTTCTGACGACGTTTAGGCTCCGCTCTGTCTCCGCACGGAGCGCAGGCGGCATCCAGCCGTAGTCGATCCAGTCATCAGTGTTTGCGTTCGGATCCGTTCGCCCATCGCGATAGAAAAGCACTCGGAGCCGTTGCTGGTGCGGGTACGCCACCGTGAGAAGCAAGTCTTCCCACGAGTACGCGGACGCCGGCTGCGTGATGTTCGCCGGCAAATGGTATTCTCTGAACTCGCCTTCCTTAGAAACGCGATCTCCGTCCCTGTCAAACGCAAAATAATCAGGAGGAGAAACCGAAAGCATGACTGACTCTGTAACGGTGTCTGGCGTCAGGCCAATGCCAGGACGAGGATTGCCCGTGTTATTCGGCGCAAGCACCATGTTTTCTGCACTGGAGTCGTCGTAGAAATGCAGTTGCGGTTTCAGCAATTGCTCTGCCGCGACTTGCTGATACGTCAAGTCCTCAACCGCCCCGACTCGCAACGGGATCCACGGTAGCGCCCGCAGTGTGACCGCAGGGGGCGGGGCGAAAGCGTAGGACTCCTCCGCGAGAAATCCAACCGATGACGTTTTGCCACTCAGGCTCGGCGCCGCCCAGACCGTGGGGTTTCCGCCTAGGACGAAATTGAACGTAGGAAATAGCGGATTTCGTAGGTCTGGATTCTCAATGTTTTCTGGGCGAGAACCTTCGCGCCCCGTCGTCCCTAGCAGGGAACAGTCGCCCGCCCAGTAAATCCCTTCAAAAATGTTTGGCCGAAACGCCTTGTACACCCGCGCCATGTTCCCTTGGCCACGGAACGTACTGAGGTACTCATCGTGCAGCGCAGCCTCAAGGTCTCCCTCAAGTATCGACAGTTCCGCCTTAACGTACTTTGTTTCCGCTGCGCTCGTCCAACCGCGTGCGCCTAGGACGAAATCGTATTGATACTCCGGCGTGGGCCTTCGACGGCATCGTATGACGGAGTGTTGTCTTTGTTGACCAACGAAATCACAGGTTGCGTGATGTTCGCGGTCAACGTCGTTTCCGCTGCGTCCGTGCGGACCACAACGATTTTCCATTTGATCGGGTCCAAGATGCCGGGTTTGGAAACGCCGATGGTCCAAGCGAGTCCGCCCGCACGGGGGAACACCATGTCGAGTAATCCACGAAATTTCAAGCCGTTTGGATCCACCACTTCCACGTTGCGGTCCAGCGAGTCGATGATGGCGGTCGTGCCTGGGGCGAGTTCGAGTTCCAACTCTGGCCAAGACGCGGGACGGCCAAACGTGATCGCATGGCGGATAAGATCGGCTTTTGTTCCGCGAAGCAGCGTTCCGTCGGCGACCAGGTCCAACATATCAGTATAAAAGATTTTCAACCCCGGATACGTGGTCTGGTCCGGGTGCAGAATGAGATTCGGCTGGGACTTTGTCTGCGCCAGGTCCGTTCCGTATGACAACGGCGGCAAGTTCCATGTGGCAGCAGTTTCTTGGATTGTTGTCGAAGTTGGCGTTACGTTCCGGTTGATAAACGCCCAGCCTGACGGAGCCTTGTCGTCAAAACACGCCCCGAGTTCTACCGCAGTGACCGAGCCGGGGGCATCGTCAAAAAGGACTTCGGTTCTCTGGACGTTGACGACGGTGCCGATCCAAACGATGTCGGAGGCTACCATCGAATCCGGCGAGTTGATTCCCGCAGTCACACAAATGAAATCGCCTGAATCGAGCGGAGCCTCTACGTCGAACGAAAACTCACTGCCTTGAACGATGGTCTTCGGGTCGGCGGGATCGACTTCTACTCTCGCCCGCCGCAGCATTTTGAAACTTGCGGAGCCCATGCCGCCCAGTTGCGAGACGAGATCGCCGTCAGGGATCAGCCCCGCCTCTTTCCAAACTTGGTCCGCCCAAGTGCCCGTAAGGCGCCACACGTTGATGAGCCCTTCGGCTCCAGCGATCCAGCCGTTGCGTGTGCTTGCGTCGGGAGTTGTCATCAGTTCAGCGCCTCAAGGACCAGTGTGACCGTCTGGAGAACACTGCAACATCCTGACCCGGCCCTGGGCGCATCTGCAATGATGTCGATGACCAGAACGTCCACCTCGGAATTGTAGCCATTGATCCGTAGGCGCTGATTGGTTCCAATGGTGTTGTAGAGCCCTTTGACCGCAAGTTCCGCGTCGTAGATCCGCTCGAAAAACATGTGCGCTTGGACTCGGCTGGTCTCGGCGCGGTAGTCCACGATCTGAGCGCCAGAGCGTGGCATACGGTTTTGTCCGCTGCCGCCACCGATGGGCGCAAAGATGTCGCCTGCGCCATACGTCTGATTGTTCGTCGCGCCCAAACGGTGGAAAACGTCTGCGATCGGCTTCGGACGGTTGAGCGGACCAGTCCAGGTGTAGAACTGGAAGCCGCCTGTCATTTCTGCTTGGATTACGGGGGAACTCATTGGCGGTCTCCAAGCGGCATCGATAACAGTCCGATCTGCGTGGAAAACTCGCGGACCATTTTACTCGCAGCGGACCCTTCGCCACCAAGCAAGATGCCCATGTCTTGCATGAACATGACGAAGCCGTTCGTAGCCTCCATTTCCGCCGCTAAAACTCGCATTTTCGCTTTGGACGCTTCGACTGCATCCGCAATCGCCTTGCTGCCGGGGGCGATGATTTCTTGCAAATTACGCAAAGCCCCACGTCTCAACTCACTTGCATATCGGCCTCCGGCCACTTCTGCCCCGCGACGGTCTGTATTCTGGCCTCCTGCCGCCGCGAAGTCTTTACGCATGAACCGTGACATGTCACCTTTGGCGACCAACATCCGCCCGGCGAAAGAGTATTGCTGCTCTGCGGACGTTTTACTCAGGTTCCTGCCGCCTTCAGTTGCGGCGGCCAAGATCGCATCTGCGGATACGCCGATGCCGGACGCCTCTGCGGCCTCTGCCTTGGCAATCAAGCCTGACACCTGGTCCTTCGACATGCCGCGCTGCAAAAGTTTCAGCGCCGAGCCCTGGAAGCGTTCAGGCGTGGACAACATTCCATATTTTTCAAGAGCGGCTTTTCTCGCCCCAGCCGGCATGTCCCCTGCGGCCTTCTCTTGCAGGCCGAGGCGGGCAGAACGGGATGCGGCTCTGGCGGATTCGGTTGCCTCTTGCAGTTGAACCGCGAAGCCGGCGAGAAACTTTTCGACGTTGTACCCTGCAATGGCGATTGCGCCCAGCCCCGCAGCGGCGCCAAGCGCCACGCTGCTAACGCCGCCCAGTTCACCAACCTTGGCGCCGAACGCCCGCATTCCTTTTCCGCCCAATTGCCCCGACTCAAACATCTCAATGTTACGCCCCAAACGCCCACGAACGCGCCCAGCGGACATGATGTCCACCTGGGCCATCCGCTTCTCACGTTCCTCCGGCGTCAAGGCCGCGTTGTTCCGCAGGGCCGCGAGTGCGTGTCCAGCGGTCGCGATCTGCCCCGTGTCGCCAACACCAGCCGCTTTGGCCAGATCGGACCCAGCGCCCAAGTCGAACCCACGATTGCGCCGCTGTCTCTTCAGGGAGTAGTTCTGGTACAACGCCATCGGGGCGAAAGACATTGGGCCGAGAATGTCGCCGGTCGCAAACAATGATTGCCACGCCAGCCCTTGCATGATCGGTGACGTACCGGCTGCGAACATTCCTTCGGATCCGTAGCCTTTGCCGACTTTGGGTTTTATCTGCTTAGTCGCGGCGGATGTAACGGCCCCTTTCACAGATTTTGACAGCACTTTTGATACCGCATCTTTTGCGTCAGCAACCGCAGCTTCGACAAAAGGTTTTAATTGTTCATCAAACTGTTGTTGAAACTCTGGCCCTAGTTTAGCGATCCTGTTTCGGATAATCGCAGAGCGCCGTTGTGCGGAGGATAGGTCAACACGACTGACAGAAAGACCCTGCGCCATGCGTTCGTTTGCCAACGCTTCGGCTTTCAAAAGCGGCACCATTTGGCCAACAGACTGCTGTAGTTGCAGCAGGCGCTTTGCGTGCAATGCCGCTAGGGGATCCATTGCTGCACCCTGCGGACCGGTACTTGTCTTCGCCGCCCGTGCGGCTTTCGCTTGCGCTCTCTCCAGTCCTCTAGCGACGCCAGCCTGCGCGTCTTTCAGCGTAGTCTCTGCGAACCCAGCAGTGAACTCCGCGAATAGTTTCTGAACTTCGGGGTTCGCACGACTCAACTGTTCCGTCACCAATTTCATCTGGAACATTGATTTTTTCAGCGCGGTTGCACTGAACGGCAGGTTGTTCAACTGCCTCTGATATTCCCTTTGGTACGCCTGCATAGCAGGAACGTACAGGTTCATCCCCTGTCGGGCTTCTCTAAAATACTTCGCATGTAACTCTTCAGGGCTTGCCTCCGCTCCGTTTCTGCGGCGGGAACTCCGTGGTGCGCCCGAACCACCAAGCGGGACTCCGCCAGGGGCGCTTCCTCCAGTACCGCCATGGGATCCACCAGCCCCGCCAGATCCGCCCCCCGACAACGCCGCCTGTAGATCCTTGGGATCCACTACGAACTTGACCTTTACCTGAAGATCGACGTTCTGCGTCATGTTATCGTTTCCTGGCGTATGTCCTCAAGTCTGGAGCCCGACCATTCGCAATCAAAAATCTCGCAAGTACATCGGCCTCGAATGGAGTCATTTCAGCGTCTAAGCATCCGCCAGCCGCCAGGGCTAAGTAGGTTGCCCTGGCGTCGAGGCTTTTGGGTCTTGGCCGAGGCTCGCGAAGTAAATCGTGTAAAAGTCGTCAGTCGTCAAAATATCCATTGCGTCCAAAATCTCTGCGGTGATTCGGTAACACGGTTGCAGTGCGGCCAACATGAACGCGCCCATCAATTCGATTGACAATCCGTCACCGTCTTTCAACGAGTAAATCTTATTCGCAAGTTCCGGCAGTTCCGAGGCCCATGCGTCTGCTTTTGGTCCGCCGCTGAATCGCATCTTGCGAGGGGACTCTAACGCCAGCGCAACGCTGACAGTGTGCCCGCACTTCAGGCGAACGTCAACGGCAGGCGGAATGCTTGCGCGTGCAACGTCCTTCCACGTTGGTTTCACACTGTCGCAACGGAACAGCATCGTCTGCCCAGGGATCGCAGTCCAAGGAAGCGATTGCTCCGGGCGGGGTGCGCCGGCCAACGTGACTTCAACGCCCCGCTCAGAATTGGCAAGGGTGCCGTATCCTGTCACGTCGCCGAGTGTCCGCAGCGGGGCCGCACAAGGGTTGTCAAAAACGCCTTGCGTTAGCGATACTGCGGCACCTGGTAAAAAGTATGAAAAAGCCATGTGAACGAGTTCTCCTTTCGTTCAGGGTGATGTGCGACCAACTCAGGTTCAGGAAATGGCGATGGCGTCGGTGTCACCGCTGGGAACCGAGCAGCGAAAAGCGATCTGCGCCCCGCCGATTCCGTCCGTGGCGCCAGAGGCCGAGTTGCTGCTGACGGTCGCCTGGGCGGCAGTATAAGTGACGTTGCCGCTGACCGCAGCACCGGAACCTTCGGCGCGTTTTTCAGCGACGATCACGAGGCTGCCGGTGGCGCCGATGACGAAGTTCACCCCGCCCGCACCCGTAAGGTCCGTGGTGGAAACGGTCACGTCGGCAGCGATGCCGTCAACGAAGACGGCGGTAACGCCCACGCTTGCGTCTGTGCGCAGGTCATTAACGGAACCAGATTGGTTGATGGATACGTCGGTCATGCCCAAGAGAGCAGTTGACTTGAACGTGACGCTTTTAGCGCGGAATGCGTTGGCAGCCATGGCGGGGCTCCTGTTTTTAGAGAGTGGCGGGTTAGACGGTCAGGATACGAGATTTGCAGTTTGCGCAACCGAGGCTACTTACGGCCCTTGAGGCGGCGAACGATTCCATCGACTAGGGCTTTTGCATCGGATTTATTGGGTTCGACGGGGGGCCGGCGCGGCAAGTTGCCCGCGCCTTCGTCATGCTCGGCGGCATAGACCGGCAGGGAAAACGTAATGGTGACGACCCCCTGGTTGACTTTGCTTTTTCCTTGTTTTACCGCACGGAACAGATTTCCCTCTCGGACAAGAATCGGCAGATCGCCATACTCTTTCTTTTTCTCTTTGGCGTACCCTGGGTCCAACTTCGGAAAGCGTTTGTTTTCTTTTTGGTCGGTGTATCGCCGCGTGACAACTTCTTCGACATAGACCTCGCCCGCGACTTTCGCCAACATGTCAGCGATCTCATTCGCCAACCTCTTGGCCTCCTCCGCAGCAAAAGCCTTGTCGATTTTCACCGAGACCGTCCGAACCGAACGCTACCGGCCTGGGCGCCCGCACCACCGGCTGGCGCGACTTCCGACCAGAACCGGAGTCGCCGGACTTCCTCTGGAATGAGCCGACCCTCTTGAAGTGCCTTGAGGTCCGCATCGAAACCCTCCGCGTATTTGGTGACCAATAGCCACTCTTGCTGGCCTTCTGAAAACAGGCGTGCGCCTACTTCCGCTGCGGCGCCTCTCGCTGCCAACCGTGCGAGAGACTCAATCGCAAAGTTTGCTGCTTCGACATCGGTTTCATACGAAATCAACGCTTGCATTTGTGATTCGAGAGCGGTGCCAAGCGTTACAAGTCCGGTCGAGTAATTGATGGTCCAGTCTTCAACTGGAAGTTCCATGCGGCCAGACGGACCCGTCCGCATCTCGTATTCCATGACCGGTTTCGGGTACGTCAGTTCCGCAGGGTAGCCAGTCCACACATGGACCGTACCGGATAGTGCCGCGCCAAAAGGAACAGAGAAAGTGAGTTGCCCGCTTGTCGCTTTCGTGACCGCGTACACCATTTCCGGTTGGGCGATTGCTTTGTAGAGCCGCTCGGGGAAGTTGTTGACGATGCGGTCGGACGCACGAGCGAGCGCGTCCTCCAATACCGCTTCGGGATCGTTTTCGTCGTAGTCCGCTGGTGGAGTCCCAGGGTATAACGCGACGACTGCGGCGGGGAGCGCACCAAAGTTATTCCAGATTTTTGCCATGTTATGGAACCTCGTAAGTTGTGCGGTCGTAGGTCTGCGTCACGGCAAAGGTGATCGTGCGGCGATGGCCCCATGGGCCTTGTTCTAGGTCGCCAAGTGTTTCGTCTCCCAAGGCCAGCAGGTTGTCGGAGCCGTTGCGAATGGCTGCCATCGAAGCCAACAGCACCCGCTCGGCCAGTAGTCCTGCCGCACCTGGATCTTTGCCGCCGAGGTGGATGGTCAACTGGGCGGTCTGGGTGATCGCTCCAGCACCGTAGGACTCGTGGTCAAATGCCTGCCCAGAGACATGGATCTCAAAGAACGGGAGGCGCCCACGGTTGCGCCCGCACAAGAATGTCCGTGCTTGGCCGGTGAAGATTCGCGGGCGTGCGGAGTTGCCCAGGGCGCCGAGTGTCAAGCCAAGCAGATCGTGGACCTTTTGTGATGCGGTCAAAACCGCCTTGACCCGGTTGGTCAGCACGGACGCCGGACTGATGATCTCGCCGACAACCGCAGCAGATTCGACCGCCAAGGCCAAGAGCGTTTCTGTCAGAGCGTCCGCGAAGACTGCCTGGGCCGCCTGTGACGAACCGGCCAAAATCGCCTCGTTGATAACATCCGCCAGGATCGCTGTGACGGATTGAGAATCCGCAGTGGTCGCACTTTCCGTAAAGGAAACATTGCTCAAAATGCTAGCCGCGAGGGCCTCTGCGAGCCCAGCGGATTCCGTGAGCGATTCGCCGAAAACGTTGCCTTCCGTCACAGCGAACAGGGACGCAAGCGATTCTGCCAACGTCGCGGCCATCGTTTGCGCAGAGGTCTGGTCGTCGCCCGCCGCCAATGATTCCAGGATGGCATTGACTGACGCGAGCGTCGTGGCGTGGGCATCTGCTGCGGTGGACGCTTCAGACAGCGCAGAGGCCATGCCCATCAACGCAGATTTGGTCGCATCGGCTGCTGCGGATTCGTCGAGAGTATCGGAGTATATGGAGCCGGTTGTCACCGCAAATATCGCGGCCAAGGATTCTGCCAAAGCAGCGGCCAGCGTTTGGGTCGCGGAGAGACTCTCGCTTGCCGCCGAGGCTTCAAGGAGTGCGTTGACCGCCGTTAGGGCTACCGCATGGGAGTCTGCCGCAGACGAGGATTCTGTGATCGCCGCGACCATCGCCATCAGCGCGGACTTGGTTGCTTCGGCGGCAGCGGATTCCGCGATGGTATCCGAAAATACCGACCCTGTTGTAGCAGCGTCAAGCGCGGATAAGATTTCTGACAGGACTACCGCCAACGTGGCAGTCGATGAAAGATCGTCGCTAGAGGCCGCAGATTCCGCCAGCGCGGCTTGGAGACTTAGGGCGGCGTCGATGACATCGGCTGCGGTTGCGCTTTCGGTGAAGGCGGATAGTGCGGTCAGAACGGTTGCGGTTGCGTCGGCGGAAGCGGTCGATTCCGCAACGGTGTCGTTGTAGGTTGTTCCTCCGCCGCTCGGAAACTTATTCCCAAGAATACGTTTTCCAGGTCTGCTCAGCGCTTGAATTTGTGAATACGTTAGAGCATCTTTACAGACCGCCACCCAGGCAATACGTCCACCACAGCGAGCACTGCCTGCCTGATCTCGTGCCCCAATTGATGGCAATTGGGCGACGCTGGTGAACGAAATCGCCGGCCCTTTTCCATACGCCTGCGCAGTTAAAACGCCGTCCACATACAGTGACATAGCGCCGTTGTTTAATGTACCTACAACTAATTGCCATTTTCCAAACTGTATTTTTCCGCCATTTAGCGTGAAATCGATGGAATTATGCCGCCCGAACAAAGTAAAACGACCACCGTTCGTATTTTGAGCGCCAAGCCCAAACGCGGGGGTTGCTCCGGTGACACCACGGCCCTGGTTAAAAAAGAACTGAGGCGATGTTGCTACGGAGTTTATATTGACCAGTGCGGCAATAGTGTAAGTCGATGAACTAGAAAGTGCGTCTACGCATCCGTCTGGAAGGGTACACACCTGCCCGGTAGTGTTAAAGTTCCATGATTTATCTATAAAACCATCACTAGGCCAATTAAGCAACTGCCCAACGTTTCCGTTTATTATGTCAACGAATCCATCTGTTGTATCGCATGGGGCACACGGGCACAGAATAAGCGTCTGTGCATTTTTTGGGAGCCTGATGATTGGCGAACAACAAGGCATGCTGCGTACCTACGATTGAGCGACGGTATTATATACGCCAACCCATCTTGCAAGATGGTTTCCTTCCGTCGCGTGTATCGTTTGGCCAGAGTTGTTTTTGATTGCGATACCCCAACTCTTGCCAAGTGGTCCCAGTGCTGTAGTGCTGAACACTCCGATAAATGCTTTGTTGGCCGAGGCCGTTACGATAATAACGCCAAGCGGAGTCGCGTTTTCGATAGTGATCGCCGCATCTGATCCGCCCGCGCTGTCTTCTGATATATTTGGTGATGCGTGATCGTCGCGGCGCAGAAGATAAACTGAGTACACCGATCCGGCAGTCGGGGCGCTTGATCCGCTCGTGATCTTGACAAAGATGTTTGCACTTGAATACAAGTTCGACGAGTTGTCGATCATGCTGGACTGCTGCGCAGTGGCATTGGCAAGCGAGGCGAGCGTGATCGTGAATGCTGCCGACGCTGCGAAAGCGTCTTTGATATCACCAGCGGCCATGGGCTACCCTTTCTATGTGGGTACAAATACAGTTTATTTTTGTCTGGGCGCTTAGGCTATCCGAGTTCCGCGCACTTATCAGATCCAAGATAGGTTCGGAATAGTGTTTTCGCGGAAACGTTTGCAGATATGCGTGCCTCCGCTTCAATTCGCGCATTATTCAAGCCGTTTGTTGTGCTGCCTGTTCGCGTGACTGACCCAGTTCCGCCAGTTGGTACGGGCAAAACTTCGGAGGCGTTCATGGTGGTCAGAAACAAAGTCGAGTTTTGCGAATGGATAGCACTTAGGCGCTGAGCGATTCGGTGTACCTCCATCGTCGCTTCATAAAACTCGCGGGCAGTCTTATCGTATATAGATACGATTTCTTTCTGTTCTGTAGTAAGGTCTGCGTATGGGGTGGTCATGGTATAACTCCTGTGTTTGTTTGATTGGCCTTTAGATCGCATGATCCTAAGGAGAGGTTGCGGATGTCGATCAGTGACATGATGTGTCTCCTTTAAGTTGCGTTGCCAGAACCGACTTTGGTTGCGGCGGTGGTGGACCAGGTATTGCCAGCCGTAACGGCCTGCGATGCCGACAATCCCAGTCAGAACCAGAATCAGGTAAAGGAAACCGTCAACGTAACGTTCAAAGTGTCTCCGTCCTGAACCGATCGACTCGCACTGAAATCACCAGCACTATAGAGGGTGCCGCTGGTTCCGGTATTTGCAGATGCAACGAATGCGCCGGCGACGGTAGCGGAGCCCGTGATCGAGTACGAGACTGCGGTGGCCGTGTTGCTGCCGGCAGACGACGTGCCGAACGTAATGGCTGGACGGTTGCCGGAATATGGGTTGACTTCAGACCAACCTGAATGACTTGCCAACGTGTCGCCCACGACCGCAGTCCCCGTGCCCTTCAGGCCAAGATACCATGCCGCAGTGTAAGCCGAGCCTTTGAAATACTTATCGAGCAGGTCATTCTTGCCGACAGTGGTGACGACGTTGCGGAACCCTTCGGTCCATTTGACCGCACCATCAGATCCAACGCAAGTGACATCGTATCTGAAGAAGGGGGCGACGAAGGTCTCGTGCAAGCACGCACGGGCGACCAAGGCGACCGCTGCGGTTGCAGTGGCGGCGCATGCGCTGCGAATGCCTTTGGCGGCCTTGGAGACGGCCATAAGCACGCGGGCGAGGAATGAGATGGGATTCATGGCTGGACTCCTGTAGGCTTTTTGGCCTTGACTTTGACCTTGTTGACAAGGTCACTGGTTGATTTTGACTGTGAACTTGCCAACGTGGCATTTACCCTATCACGATATTGCGCAGGTAAAGCGTCCTTGACCGCTTGGACTGATCCGATCACGTTCGCAAACGCTGCGCGGTATTGGAGGAATCCGCGAACGAACGGGACCGCTGCGGGAAATAGGATCGCAACGGCGCCGATCAGAATGGTCTGCAACCAGCCGCCTCCCTCTGGCGCAGGCTGCGGCTCCGGCAATGGGCCAACCTTAGCCGGATCCATCACCCTGGGGTTCATAATCGCAATCGCTGGCTGGGTGGCGGTGGCCGGCACCATTTCCACTGTTCCGACGGCAGCAACGACAACGGGCTGATCTGAAGGAACCTGGACGACCTGGACAGGAACGCGATAGCCGAAGCACCCGGCCAGGACCGCAAGGGCGATCGCCCACCCAAGGAAAAGACTGATGAAGGTTGCTCGCATATTATCTCCTCTTACGAAGTCGTTGGCTGTTGGGATCGGTGTGGAAAAACGAAATCTTCCGCAAGCGCCTGCGGTGCAAAATGTGCAAACATCGAAGGAGCCTTACAAACCACACGCTTTGTCTCGAAATCGTTCTACCGCAGGGGCGCTACAGGTTGACACGTCGCAATCCATCGGAGGTGTGAAAAAATCGGATTCGGTCGGACCCTTTGGCGGATCACCATGACGGCCATTTTTACACCAGGTTCCCATCTGGACGACGCTGACCAACACGTCCGACAGACGTTCTTGGACTTCCAGCGTGCGATGGAACCACTTATCTTTATCTTCCCGCAGCTTTCGCACTTCGCGAGTGAGTTCGACGATCTGGCATTGTTGGCTGTCGATCTGCCGTTGGAGCATGTCGAATAAGTCCTTGCGGTCTGCGTTCGCGTTCAGCAGGAACTTGCGGAACAGCAGGACCAAAAGGAAGATAACGACGGCACCGCACACGACGGTGAAGCCAACGTCGAATATGGTTTTTGCGAGAAGAGGATCCACTACTCGGCTCCTTCGAGTACGATTGGTTGCTCCGCCAATGCGTCACGTTCGAGTTGGCAGTCGCGGATAAAACTGTAGTAAAACGCCATTGCTTGGTTTCCGTCAACCGTCTGGCCGAGCAGAGAATCGTCCACAGGGTTTCTCAGTGGGAATGTTTTTGCCAGTCTTGTCGGAGTGAGGTTCACTGAAAATGCAGGGGTTTCGCGCAAGACCACTTCGCCATTTCCGGCGATTTTTACCATTTCTTGCTCGCAGATTTCGATAGACGGAATGCCGCCGGAGGGGGTGACCGCCGTTTGCTTTTGGCTACGCGTGCGGGTCTGCCCATCGGCTTCGATTTGGTCGTATTTTCCGCGCATGGTTGTTCCTTACCACGTTGCTATTGCAACGCGCTTCCAGGTGTTTGTTGCTGTGCAGATATAGATGTAGTTTTCGTCCCAGCAGATTTCACCGGCGACTCCTGCGGCAGTTGCGCTCGCTGGAGTTATTAGCGGGACGATAACCCCGTCACCAAAATATGACTTGCCAGCAGCAACGTCTGCATAGAACGCCCATTTCGTTGTCGCTGCATTTGACACAGCCCTGAAAACATATCCTGTGGTTACAGCTACAGAGTTTGCAACCTGGATACTAGCATTGATGCACGATCCAATCGCAATGGTTCCTGCCGATCCACCACCACCGGCTGTTCCAGCACGGAGTGCAATCTCAAAAACATTCATTTCGTTAGACGAAGAGAAAACGGTTGGAGTAGTCATCCACCAATACGCGCACTGACAAAATGATGAAATACTTGATGAGCCAAGCGTACGATTAGCCGTGACGAAACGTCCAAACGTGCCGGTGGCACCACCCGTAATGTCGAGTGCTTTTTCGCCGTCAATCGATACAGTTTGAGTTGATGTGAACGTGTTTGCACCGCGAAGGGCATACGTTCCATCTTCGTCGGGTTCCGAGCGGTTTCGATTTGCGGATAATGCCAACGGTGTGATCGTGACAGCATATGAAGACGTTCCGCCTGTGCGTCCTGCGATTTTGATTGCGTCTTGGGTTGCTGCGGCCTGGACGGTTTGGATGCCGGTGAAGGTATTGGCGGTGTTGAGCCCAGGAACATCCAAGGTCGCCCTTTGCGCTGCGGCATTCGTATCGTCCAAAATTGCTCGGCCTGCGGCAGTGATGTCCGTGAGCGATGCCGTTCCTGCCCCTGTGAAATACGGTAGTTTGTCTGCCGCGCTGGTTAAACCTGCGATTGCCTGAAGTTCTGCATCCTGGGCCTGGACGTTGGTGCCGATAACCAGACCCAGGGTCGTGCGGACCTGCGCTGCCGATAGGTCTTGTGGGTCGCCGGCACCCGCGCTGGCCGCACGACCCTTGATCGTCGCTTCAGCCATGTCGGCGAGTTTAGAGTTTGTGACCGCTCCGTCTGGGATCGTGCCGTTGTCCGCAGACACAGGAATTAGGCTCATGCGGCACCTACGTTCGCCTGGAGGTTCAATGCGCCAGCGACAACCGTGCGGGACTTGGAAGACGTGGCCGCCTCGTCACCGACCAGATCGTACACCAACGCCAACTGCGACTGCCCTGCGGTTACAACGGCATCGATGCGAGAAAAGAATGCTGCGTTTTCTGGGATGACGACGGAGAATGTGGAAACTCCATTGACGGGTGCAGACGGAGTGGATACCGCCAAGGTGTAAATGCTGCCCGTGCGCCGAGCGTCCCACACGTTGAATCTGAAGTTGTTCCAGGCGCTAAAGTCTGTGGTCGAGGAAAACACAATGGAAAGGGGGGTGTACCGATACGCGGTCATTACCAAGTTTTGTACCGCATACTGCGACGCAGGGTCAATGACTGACACCGTAGGTCTGATGACTGCGGAGGCGATCGTATCAAAATCGTTCGACTCAATTTCACCGACATACATCGGAGGAGTCATGGTCCGCGTTGAACTGAAAAGCCGAATGCAAAGTTGGCCGGGTGTTGCCGGGGCGGTAGCGGTCAGAATGTAGTCGCCATTGGATCCCACTTCGACAACTGCCGAAAAGGTCATGGTGACTACGTTCGGACCCTGAGTGGTCACGTTTGAAAACGACCCCACAGTCAGACCCGTCACTGCCGCGCCGTTGGCGTCCGTGACTCTGACCGCGAGATAAAGAGTTTCCCCTGGGATCATGCGCACTCCAAAGTGGGCTTATCAGCCGATCCAGTCCGCGACGAATGAGAAAGGAGGAAAACCATCCGCTCGATCTCTGGCGCAACCAACAAGCCCACAAAAGGCGAGGGTACGAATCGGGTTGTCGGTGGCGCTGACCCGCGAGGGCCAACGCCACCTCCGAACCTTTAAGATCAACCCATGATCTTGATGACGCCGAATGGGTTGGGCACGAACGCGCCGTAGGCAACGCGCATGTACCAACTAGCCATCTGGTCGCCAACAACGCGGATCAGGTTGCAACTCCAGCCCTTTTCATCGGACAGCACGATCTGCTCGACAGCGGGTGACTGGGGTTGAGCCAAGGGGCGAGCGATGATCTTGGTGGACCAGGGCGTGGCAACGATGTTGGCGACATGCGAAGCGGTAACGGTGATAGCATTGTCGTCCGCGATGGCAACGCGCAGACCAGGTTCCTGGATGACGATGTTACCAGATGTGGCGGTCGCACCAGTCTTGACAACGTACTTGTAGGTCGTGTCGCCAGCGAAGGTGATCACGTCGCCGGCTTTAATGCCGGTGGTGTTCACGGTCATGGTGTCGTAGGGGATAGTGGTTGTGCCGATGGCCAAACCGGATCCCGCGTTGACCAAGGTGCCAGTGGCGGCGCCTTTGGTGTGCGAGGTGATGTTGGCGGATTCCAACAGGGTCGTACCGGCCAAACGGCCAATCGTGCCGCTGCGGACCAGGTCGCCGCCCGATTCGTTCATCTTCTGGAGTTGAGCGATACTGCGGAGATTGTACCCGGCATTGAAGTCGAGGATGCCGACGCGAGCGGAGTCGCCCGCACCGTTCACCTGGAGTTGGCGAATGGCTTCGTTCAGCAGAGTGATGTCACTGGCGAAAGGCGCGGTTGCAGCGGTGCCGATTGCGCGACTGGCTGCCGCGTTGAGGGCGACGCCAACAGCGGCTTCGATGGTGTTGCGGATGACGCGCTTGCCTTGCTCCATGTTCAAGCGGAGCATTTCCATCGCGTTGGTGTTTTCAGGAATGGAGAGGTATTTCTCTTCCTCAGCGGTCATGTTGAAACTGTACTGGGCGACGCCAGACAGAGTGAACTCGCGAGTGGAAGTGGTGGAATCCGAGCCGGCTGTCCAGGTCATGCCCGCAGTGGGAACTGACTCAACGGCACGGGGAGTGATGACGGGAACGCGGACGGAAGCGCCGACGCCGACGGCTTCAGCATTCCAGTTAGCGCCCAAGGAATCCAAGAAGCCAGTGGCTTCCATCGGAACTTCGAGATAGGCGCGGTAAAGGGTTTGGGCGAGGGAAGTGAGAGTATTGGCCATGGGATGGGACTCCAAGAGGAAGGTGGTTAGCCACCATCCCATGAACCCCTAATACTCTTAGGTTTTCTTGAGAGAGGCGGCGCGTTGAGTCGGAGACATCGCCAGGAACGCTTCCTGAGAAGGTGTCTGTCCAACCTGCGTTCCGCCTGCTCCTGACGCGCCACCAGATCCAGTGGTTGCAGTCGCTTTTCGGAAGTGGGGACGGGCAGCCAACGTGTTTGCAATGAACGTGTCCACGTTCACAGGTTGACCGTCATCGCCAATTTTCGGCGAAGACCCATCCATCACACGCACAACCTTAGCGTCTAAATCAAACGTGCAAGCCCCTCGGATGAGCGAGACAACGTCCTCGACCGCACTGGGTACGATCTCAGGATTCGACGCAACTTTGGACTTGAGTTCCGCGTGGAGAAAAGATTCGGCCAAGGTCTTCAATTTGGTTTCGGTCGAAGACTTGACTGTGGCAAGGGCCTCGTCGAACTTCTTCTTTTCCGTGAGCGACTTGACCTTTTCCGCTTCGAGTTGATCGGCCTTCTCTTTGTCGATGGCCGCCAATTTTTCACGGATGGTTGCGAGTTCTGCCGCTTGGTTTCGGATTTGCTCCTTGGCCTCTTGGCGTTTGGCGATCAACTTCTCCGCTACGGCATCGTCCGCAACTTCGATAGTGACGCCGTCGATGTCAACGGTCTTCATAAAATCCTTCCTTTCAAGGGTTGGTGGGGAGTCGAAAACTTATTTTCAAGTTTGATGCTGGCTGCCGTCCGAGAACGATCGGATACCTATGCGGCCTGTCTTGGGCGCGGTTTTCCGCTTTTTACCTTTTGCCGCAGTGGCCGGCGCAGGTTCATCCGATTTGTCGTCAGGGTCGTCTCCGTCTTCGGGATCTTTAGGATCGTCCTGGCCGTCCATGTCGTCATCTGCGGGCAGCCGATTGACGGGAACAGTCTGGAGTTCCTTCTCCATCTTCGCCGTTTCTTCAGGTGACAGGAGGGGCCGCCGAGCCGACATGTACCGCCTGGCAGCGTCTCTCCGCAGGGTGTCGGGCAGATTGCTTTCCCAGACGCGCAAGACTGCTTCGAGTTCTTGGATGAGTGAAGGAGAATCGAAGGTTTCTGGCCAACGCGCTTTTCCTGGAAATGAAAAGGCTTTTGCGTTGGCAAGCAGTTTGGTGGCGCGGTTTTCCGCATCGCCTCCGCACGAAGAAATGGTCGCCAAGATGGCATCGACTTCATCGACACGGAACGCCTTCGCAATGCCTGACTCTGGGGTGCCCGCGTCGGTGGGATTCCCCGGACTCAGGCCGGCAGCGCGGTAAAGTTCTTTGACTTCTTTGTCGTAGGCCGAACGGAGGCTGGCCGACTGGGCCGGATCAGCTCCGAGTTTCGCCATCTCGGGAATGTCATTGGTCCCCGCACTAGGCGGGATTGCGATAGCGATGCCCGCGCCGACTTCCTGAATCTGCTTCAACTGTTCAGGGTCAACACCCAAGAATGCCCAGGTCGTGAACGTCGCGTGAGCGTACTCCAAGTATTCCATCGATTCCAGACCGCAAATACGCTTCTGGCTTTCCGCCACGGAACCGGATTGGGAATATCCTTCAAGCGGTTCCAATTTGATGAGCGGGCATGCGCCATACTTGTGGAGGACAATCGGACCTATGCTGGTTACCAAAAACTCTGGGGAAGATTTTTTGAATTCTTCCTGATCGACTTCGACACGCTGGGTGTAGGTGGGCGTGACAACAAACAGAAACTTCACGCCCTTGATGTCTTCCATCAGAATCACAGCATTTTGCACGACGCCACGGTAAAGGTTGTACTCCAGCACGCAATCCGCATCGATGGCGACCAAAACCAATCTTGCGCCTATGGCTTGCTGATCCGCAACGGTTACGACCTGCACCCGAGGGTCAACGGTGGAGTCGCAAAGGATAAACTCTTTTCCGCGAATCTGAGACTTCTTCAACGCTTTATGCATGAAAGTTGTCAACGTGGTGCCCAGGCCATCACAGTCGGACACAAACGCTTCGTAGTCCGCACTGCCCACTTGGCGAACGATTGGCGCCCTGGCCACCCGGTTGTAATACGCACCAATCACCGACCGGGTGAACGGACGGCTGATAGAGGTTCTCGTGCGGAAAATGTAATCTGGTTCCCGCTCTTTTTCGTACTTCGGCAGGATGGGGTGATTGTCCGCATCGAGCCCGCGTGCAAACGTATGCTTCGAGTCGTAGGCCGCCTGCCAGAATGCGCGTTCACGAACGCCGACGAGGTACTCTTCGGAAAGTTTGATCTTTTTGCCTGGATCGATTTCCATGGGCGCAATGCCTCCGTAATGAGTGCGGTGACTCTATTTGGTTTGGCCGTTGGGCAAGGGACCGTCACAGGTGCGCCACCCCTATTCGCCGTTTGGCAATCTCAAAATAGCCTGGGTCCAATTCGATCCCAATGAAGTTCCGCCCGGTGTTCATGCATGCAACTCCGGTCGTTCCGCTGCCCATCGTAAAGTCCAGCACTGTGTCGCCAGGGTTGGTATAGGTCTTGATGAGGTATTCCATCAGGGCGACAGGCTTTTGAGTGGGGTGTACTGTCCTTCCCTGCGAATCAAAACGCACAAGTCGGCGTGGATAGTTTGTGAACTCTTGAAAGTTCTCAGCGCCAGACTTGCCATAGCACCCGCCATTGCCTCCGCGCCTAGTTGTCTTGTTGCATTTAACAAGACCCTGCGGGTTATATGTTGGCTGCGACTCATAAAAAACCAGCACGTCCTCGCAGTCTGACATCGGCATGCGCTTGGCGTTTAGGTGACCAGTTGCCGCCGACTTATTCCATACCCATGCGTAACGAAGATTGCTGATATTGGAAAACCCTAGTGCGGAGGTGAACGGTTGCGATGCCGTCATAACAATCGCGGCGTTCTTCTTCGCCGCGTGTTTGATTCCGGCCCACATTGGTTCAAACGGCAATACACTGTCCCACTTGCACGCTGTCGTTCCATATGGCGGATCCGCAAGCACCATGTCAACCGAGCCAGCCGGGAGCGTCGGCATGACGTCCAGGCAGTTGCCGAGATGCAATTCGTACCAGTCCGCATCAGGCATGGTACTTCTCCGACACTTCCCGCCCGTCCCAAGCGTTGTGAACGACCGTGTACCCGAAGCCATGAACGCTCCGCACTGCCGGCATGCACAGACACGTCGAACTCATTTCGTGCAGTTTGGTATCGTCCACGGGTAGGACGTGCATGACGGTTCCGGTTTTGTCTTGGACGACTTTTACGGCCTGCGAACCGTGGCAAACATTCAGGATTGCTACGATGACGCATTTTGCAGAAGGGTGCCCAAGGTGTCCAGATTCGTTGACGTGCATTTGCGCCCCGCAGAACGGACACGGAAGAACCGTTTGGGTTAGCGGAGTCGTGTCGTCCGTGATGCGCACTGACTCTGGCGGTGGGCTGGCGAATTGATCGTCAAAATCGGTTGAACTTGCCTGCGTGCTCATGCCTTTACCTCACCGCCGAACTTCGCCACGATTGCCTCGCGCAGCGCAACGGTCGCCCGTTTGATTGAATCCTCTCGGACTATGTACGCCAGATACGTCCCGTTTTCCACTCCGCTCTGCTCGCCCCAACGTGCAAGAAAGTCCCCTCGATCCCGAACGGCTTCGTCCAGGAACGTCTGCATCTTCATCGCAGTGTTCAACGCTTGTTGAAGGGACATACCTTCGACATAAGATTCGACGTATGGCGCGATGTCTTTTTCGAGACTCATACTTTTTCCTTCAATACTTAAACGCAAACGTGCCAGCAGCGTTGGGAATGTCCGGCATCACGTCATACACAACGTAGCCGAGCGCATCCAAACCGTGACCCTTGTCTCCATCGCGGCCTGGATCATACGCGCCATCAGACTTCCGTCCAGTCGTGCGCATCTCCAGAATCACGCGAGGGCATTTGTTCTCATTGACTTTCAATCGCCGCTGCCCGTCGGCAGACAGAATCGCTCGACTCAGTTTGCCGATGCGCGAAAGAACGGGAGGATTCTGGCCCATGGCGGACCCGGTGAATGGGACGCCCAGTTTCCTGGTCAACGCCTGGACCGTAGCGAACTCGCCTTCACCCGTCGTACTACGCGCCTTCGATGACTTGTCCGGGTGATAGATGACGCGAGGGCACTTGAACCAGCCTTTGTCAACCGCCTGGGTGAAGGCCACGTCAACCACAGTCCCATTAGTGATATGTATTTCATCGACCACATGCACCTGGTCGTCGTGAAGTTGGACCGCCACCCAACACATGGGGTCCACGTTGAAATCGAGTCCGATATGCAACGGCAGACGAGGATCCATTTCGATTGGACTGTGATTTTCCAGGGTGAAAGTCTTGTGCGCCCGATCCGCAACGAAGTCAACCGCATGGCCTTCCAAATACTGATCCACAAGATCCGCTGGGATCGTTGACATCAGATCCTTGAAGTAGTCCTCGTGCAGCGCAGTGTTTCCAACCGTCTTCAGAAAATACACCCGATGATTCGGCTTCTTCGTCTTGTCGTCAATCCAATCCCGCTGGACCCAGGTGCCGACGCCTTCCGGCGTTGTCGTCACAATCAACTGAAGAATCTTCGCTTTCTTACACCGCAGGCGCCCGCGAATCTGAGTCGGCGCGTCGTCCAACGGATCAGTCTTTGACTCTCGGACACGAGCGGCTTCATCGACCCACCCGTGGCCAACGGTAAATGCAGAGATGCGCCGTGGTTCTTCCGCCGACATGCAATGGATCGTTCGGCCCAGGACGTTCAACCGGAGCGGTTGCTCCTTTCGGGTAACGGTCCAATTCAATTCGTTGCAAAAATCAATGAACTTCGGCACGATGTCGCGCACCAAGTCTTCACGAGTGGGGGCGATAATCATACCTTCGGACTCAGTGTTGAGTGCGTGAAGAAATGCGAACTTGCGCGCCCCGCTCCAACTCTTTCCACTGTTATGGTTCCACACGCCTTCTGCGGCGTAGTGGTGAACGTCGGGTACGTGGAGATCGTAGTATTCGTGGACGCCAGCGGACGTGATGGATGCAATCTTTCGGAATGCCTTGTGATAAAACAAATTTTTACTGTTCGCGTACTGAACGCTAGTACCCAGCGGACCCCATTCTTCAGCGGTTTGGTGCTCGCGCTTTCGACCGATACCGTCGAGACGGTCCAGCGCATTCAACGCCATGCACGTCAATTGGTTGATAGGTGCGTTCGGTACCGGCTGCTCCGACGGATGCGAGTCGTGCTTTTTTGCGAATTTCTCGTGGCAAGAACTGATGTAATCCCCGACTTCCATCTCACGTAGCGGCTTCCAGCCCCAGGGTGCGAAAAACTTATGGTCTGGGTGGACGGTGATTTCCGACCCATTCGTGAACTTCACAGTGAACAGTTCCGCCGGGGGCAGTTTGATGGGTGGCGGGCAGACTTTCGGACCCAGCCCTGTGACAACGGTAAAAGGATATCCGGCTTCAAACAAGTCTGCGATCGGCGTCGAGGTTCCATCTGGGTGATCTATTCTCGTCCATCCAGCCACACACCCCCAGCCGCCCTGGGCCAACACCGCCCCCGGCTCCATGTCTCTGAGAAAAGCGGTCTGAGCCGGCTGGTTCCCTTCGATCTTGACAACCTCACGCACTTCGCCGTCGTCAGTGTGCGCATCGGGATCGTCAGAGAGTGCCACCGAGGCCGCCCTCTTCAGCGCCTCCAACTTCTCAGGATCGTGACCTTCGGCTTCAAACTCTTTAATCAGACCGTCCATCAATGTTTTTTGCGCCGCCTTGTCCGCTGCGGCAGCCGCCTCGGCCAACCGTTTCTCCTCTTCGACAAACGCCGATATGCGACCGCTGGTCAACCCGCGCATCCGCTTCAGTTTTTGATCTAAGGTTTCGGTAGGAGCATTTCGGTTCTGCGCCAGAGATCGGGCGATAGCGGCTTTCATGTGATCGATGGGAACGCCGGCATCGTACTCGCCCAAACTGCTGCAGTCGGAACTGGCAGGGAGGTCGGTGATCTTGCTTATGTTGGCGGGCAGGTCGATCTTCCCGTGTGCCTTGTCTCGGATCTTTACTGGGCGGACGCCTTTTCCTGGTGAGGAAGGTCGGCCCACTCTCCGCCGCTCAGTCTGCCCCGGTGCCTTCGCACTCTGGGCCGACGGCATCATGCGGAGGTCTGGCGCTCGCCTGGTGGCCTCGGGGGATGTCGCTGTCGGCACTGACGAAGTGTCGGACCCGTGGCCCTGACTGTCGGACGCCTCCGCGCCCCCAGTTTTCAGGGACGCAAGAATCCGCTCCATCAGAGTCTCACTCTCGGCTGAGAGTTTTCCGCAGGAAACACCGTTGGATGGCAGATTCATGAAATTGCCAATCTCTTCGGTACTGCTTCCTTCTCTGCCGCCGGTGCATCCGACCAAGCCGTCCCGCCGCGCCGGGAAAGGAAGAACTGAATCAGTCGAGGATCGCCAGTCTCCATAATGACATCATGAAGTTTCTGAACGACCGCGATCGTACACCTCGCCTGTCCCGCAGTGAACTCTTCGGAAAAGAGCGCCTGGATGACCGGCACGGGATATTTGTTTCCGAGGAGTTCCGCCACGTCCAACGCGCTGGCCCCTTTGGCTGCAAGTGCGGCGACTATAGGCCGCACAGTCTTGAGATTGTCCGGCCCCAACTTCAGAGTCGGAACCAGATTCAACCCATCGACACCGTAGCCTGATGCGTTACCGGACTGACCGGACATGCCGCTCCCTGACCCTTCGTCACTTTTCGCCATCGGATTCCCCCCTTTAGAAATCTTGACGGATTTTCGCAGATTTTTTACCTTTTCGAGAGAAAAACGCACACCGATTTTGTTTTAGTGTACGGGACGGTTCTTTCGCGCAAGTAGCGAATGGTGCCCCCTCAGGCAACGGCGCCTCCAGAGCCGTGTCAGAATGCGTCGAAACTTACTATTTTCTGGTCAAAATAGGGCGGCTCCCGCTTTCTGGTAGTACCATTGGTATAGACTTTTGGCGGTATCGCCTGCACCGGCCTGCCTCGTGCCCGCTCGGTGCAGTCGAAATCGAGTTTTGAGGGCTCGCCCCCGGACGGAAACGACCTTTTTGAAAACGTTCGTTTCCTGGTGATGTGGGGGGTCCGCTCTTACCCCGCCACTGGCCGCTCGGCTTCGCCTGGAGCCTTCGTTTCCAGCCCGCCACCGAGGCAAAGGCAGGGGAGACGTGGTCGATCGTGGTCGAAAGGGGTCATCGGAATCATTCTGTAAGTGCTTGTGGTAGAACGGGATCAGCGAAATCGTATTTTGGCCGTGCGTGTACGAACGGATAGTATGAAAATGCCCCCTTCATTCTTTTTGGATGTTGGGGGTTGGCTATCTGGATATCTGGATGTTGGGGCCCCATGCGCAAACTTTGAGCAAGTGCGCAAACAATGGGCACGAAAGGGCTTATGTTGCATTGATTGCGTCTGATTGCGCTACGATTGCGCTACGATTGCGCGCTTGCTCGATCGTTTGCGATAGGATGCGAGGATGCGCTCAGACTACCAAAAACGCTCGAAATTGACATAATATACATTATCGGACACGATGGAACGCGGATTCTGGTGATTTCGTGCTTTCGCGTTTTTGGCGAACGGAGTCCCTCGGCGCTTGCGTGTCCATTTTTGATCGATTGTTAGCGATCGGTTGCGTTCGGCTTCGGTCGATTGCTTCGTGCCGCGCTTGCCCGCCCGGACCCATCGGAACCTGGCGTGTCAACTTTTCTTGACGTGGGCGATCGATGTCAACTTTTCTTGACGTGGGCGATCGATGTCAACTTTTCTTGACGCCATCGGTCTATCACGATGCGTCGATGGATTCTTGCGATCGGAGGCGCACGAGAACGGCAACGATGCTATGCTATCATGACATGCTATCATTCTGCCACAATCCCGATCTGGCTAGTGCGGATCCGTTTTGTGTAGTTTGCTCCACTCGGTCAAAACTGCACGACCGGAATGAATCGGAACTACACTGGCAAACCGCTTGCGCCGTAAACTCTTACATACTTTGAGTGTAGAAATGCAGAGAAAATGGGAAACCTTTGAAATTCCTGGCGCCACCGATCGCCCCCCTCAGTCCCGCCCAGCCGCCGCCCCAAGGGGCGCCCCCTTTCCGTTGTTGTCAAAGGTTCCGTTTTACATACACATATCTACACTCAATAGATAAAACCTATTGTATAGTAGAACCTTAGCCCATGAAGTAGGTAGTATAACTCTCTTCATTACGCCATGTATTTATATGCAGAACCGTGGCCCACGCGGATTAAAACAGTATCAAAACCATAACGTGTCATAGTTTCCCAAACACCTTTAACGCTCTGTCATAGTTTCCCAAACGCCAAACTGTAACAAAACTATAACACTGCCAAAAACTATAACGCTCTCCCCCGTAGCGATTTCCCTCGCTCCCCCCTGGGTCCGTCCTTACAATCGCTTACAATCGAAAACCACTCCCCCGATGATTCCGCAAGTCCCTGACTGACAACGACTTGCAACGATTGGCAGCGCTATTGACAGACTGGAATTGCATGTATACTCTTTTTCATGATGCGAGTGAATCAGAAAAAACCGAAAGCACCAGAAAAGGACCATCCCATGACTACAACCTTGTCCATTCGGATCGAGCGCTATGACGTGCGGGAAGATCACGTCAATGATGCCTGGACAATCCACACGGAGACCCTAGAGGGTGAAGATGCAAGAGTGGCGCAAGAGGACCCTGTTTCTTTCGCAAAAAACAGGGTTGGAGGCACGTTTCAAGAGGACCGATCTTGCTATTCCGAGGACCGAGTGGAGTTTATTGGTCGCGGGGGAATCCCCTGCGGTGCGCTTGTGTTTGAACGTTGAACGTGCCGCTCTAGCCTCGAAACCGTCCGAAACCGGGCGCCACCGTGCGCCCCCATTCTTTCCCAAAGGAAAACGATATGCAAAAAACCCATCCAAAAAACATCCCAGTCCTGAAGACTGGATGCAAAGCATACTATGACTCCCTGCGCGGACTTGTTCCTGTTGTCGTTCGGTCAGTTACTCGCCCGCCCGGTTCCGTTGGTCCAGAGTTTTTCTTTCAAAATGGAACGGGAGATTCCCGGGTGAGAGTTTCCGCCATGGTTAGTTCAGACGCCGCAGGCTATAGGAAAGGGGAAATTTTTTCATATGATTCTATTAAAATTGTGCCGCAAGATGCAGTGTATTGCCAGCAGCACCACCCGCGAATAGCGGCATACTCAGTAGCATTTGACGCGTAACCACCCGAAACCGGGGCGCCTCCGTGCGCCCCCCTCTTTCCCGAAAGGAAAAAACCCATGAAAAAAACGCACACAATCCCCCCCGGCCCCCGTGTCGTTCCCCAGGCGGAATATGAACGCCACGGCTTGGACCAGCCTCCGGCTTTGGCTTTCGCGGCATTCTCCGCCACTTTTGACAACCTGCGGAAAGCCTTGACCACCCCGCGCCCAAAGGTTTTCCGTTGCTCCTTTATCGATCTACAGGGGCGCCGTAGGAGCCTCGGCGACCATAGCGGGGCCCTCTTGGAAATCGCGAACAAAATGCAGACTGGGTCCTCCAATGAAGATGCCATTTTTGACCACGAAACCGGGCGGATTTTTGTCCATGTTTTTTCTACCCTCAGCGGAGAAAAACGTTTCCCCGTTGTCATGGAAGAAGTCAACGAATGCGGCGCCGATTTTCGCAACATGAACCCGCACCCCATCCCCTTGGCTTTGACTCCGGCGCCAACGTGCCCGAAACCGGCGCCGATTGTGCAAGAGATTCCCGAAGGGTGCGAGTGTCGCCCGCTATCGTTCTTTATCGGTTGGGTTGCCAAGGATTCTCGCGCTAAGGTGGAAAAAGCCCTTTCCAAGGAAGTCCCGCGCAATATTTGGACGCGCACAGGCTACGAACACAAGGGGACTCCCGATGAGCGCGCCAGCCTCGACATTTTCACGCCATCGGCCCATTTTAACGTCCCATTAAATACTGAGGTTGTACCATGAGCATGAAACTTACGCGAAAAGACCGCAAGCACCTAGAGTTTATCCTTGGCCGGGTGCAAGCGGCCAGGAAAGACCTAGACCGATTCGCCATAGCCGTGCCCAACTATGGGCCAGGGCCAAACATTCACACACTCGGGACGCTGGACAAAGACCGCCGCGCCGCCATCGGCAACAGTAAAGACCCCGAGCATTTGCAAATTGTTATGAAAGACCACACCTTATTGCTGTGCGGTCTGGAAGATGCTGAACAAGGGCTGATGCACGCCCTCTACGATCCACCAGAACGAAAGCACCAGGAGGCGCCGCAATGATCCGCTCCGCATCCCGCGCCCTCTTTATTGCACTCGGCTTTCGTCGTCCACCTCTGCCCCCAATCTACCGGCGGGCCGATTGGCGCACTCTGGCCAAGATGAATGCCCTCCTCTGCCAAGATCGCCGCCAATTTCCCACCCGTTACCATTGAAAGGATCAAAACCATGGAAACCAAGCACACTCCCGGCCCCTGGGCCGTTTCTGACAACGGCTTTTTTATCATGGCCGCCGATGGAAGCGCCAGCATCGTCGAAACCGGGCTTCACAAGGACGAAGAATATAAGCCGGGCGAGCCACGCGAAACCATGCGGTCCGTTTGCCTTGCGAATGCGGTATTGATTGCGGAAGCCCCCGCCCTTCTCGACTGCCTCCGTCGAGTCATGCGCCATATCCCTGCCGATGCTGGCGGCGCCAGTCTCGGGCACGACATGTATCTCGCCTCCGAAGCTATCGCCCGCGCAACTCGTTACCATTGACCCTCCGGCCAAAATCGAAAACACCCGAAACCGGGGCCAATGCGCCCCAAAGGATCCAACCATGTCCCGCCACGCCATCACCTCACAAAAAGCCCTCCGCGCTACATTCTGGCGCGAGAATCCGCAAGCCCTGATCCGCGAAGGCGGCAAACGGAAACCCCAAAACCGCTGCAAGACCGACACGCGCCAAGACTTTTGTGCTTGGCTTGACTCGGCGGCAAATTGCGGGCGCATCACGGGCCGCATGGTCCAGACGGCCACCCTCTGACCCAAGCGCCAACACTCCGAAACCACCCGAAACCGGGGCCACCCTGCGCCCCAAAG